TAGTCCTCTACCAGCAACAGGATTTCCTCGGGCATTTTCTCGCCATAGCAGTCGATCAGCTTGATGCCGTTATCGTAATAGGGGTTGTGGCTGGCAGAGATCATGATACCGCAATCAAAGTCATCCACACGGGCAATGTAAGCCACAGAAGGGGTGGTAGTGACATGGAGCAGGTAGGCATCTGCACCGGAAGCGGTCAGGCCTGCGACCAGACTATACTCGAACATATAAGAGCTGCGGCGGGTGTCCTTGCCGATTACAATGCGTGCAGGCTCGTTGTTGCCGTTACGCTCACGCAGAGCGTTATAATACCAGCCCAGAAAACGGCCAACCTTGTAGGCGTGGTCAGCGGTCAACGTGATTCCAGCTTCGCCACGGAAGCCATCGGTTCCAAAATACTTTCCCATTATAGCTTTTCCTCATCCAAAGAGTGAATTGACGAATATATGCTTTAGCCGGATTATAATCCGTTGCCTGCTGCTCACCACGGAGAGGTAGCACATTTGAGCAGCACAGCCATGTGGTTGAACACATAGCTGCGATAAATATCAGTCTCTGCGGAACAGGTCGCGTGTATAAACCTTGTCCTGCACATCATCCAAGCAACTATCATAGCGGTTGGCAATGATGGCCTGACTGCGGTTTTTGAATTTCTCAAGATCATTCACAACCTCGCTGCCAAAGAAGGTAGAACCATTCTCCAGCGTCGGCTCATAAATTATAACCGTTGCACCCTTTGCCTTGATGCGCTTCATGACGCCCTGAATGGAAGACTGACGGAAGTTATCAGAGTTGGATTTCATGGTCAGGCGGTATACGCCTACCACTACATTGTGTTCCTTACTCGGATCATAGTCCTCGTTAGCTTCGTATGCGCCCGCAATTTCCAGCACACGGTCGGCAATGTAATCCTTTCGGGTACGGTTAGATTCCACGATGGCTTCAATCAGGTTCTCCGGAACATCAGCATAGTTGGCAAGAAGCTGTTTGGTGTCCTTCGGCAGGCAGTAGCCGCCGTAACCGAAGCTGGGGTTATTGTAATGGCTGCCAATGCGGGGATCAAGGCAGACACCCTCGATAATCTGCTGGGTGTTCAGTCCCTTCATCTCGGCGTAGGTATCCAGTTCATTGAAGTAGGACACACGCAGAGCCAGATAAGTATTAGCAAACAGCTTGACAGCCTCAGCTTCCGTAAAGCCCATAATCAAGGTATCGATATTCTCCTTGATTGCACCTTCCTGCAGCAATCCGGCGAAGGTATTGGCTGCCTTCACCAGGCGAGCGTTATCCACATCAGTACCCACAATGATACGGCTCGGGTACAGATTGTCGTAAAGAGCTTTAGACTCCCGCAGGAACTCCGGGCTGAAAATGATGTTGTCGCAGTGGTACTTTTCACGCACAGAAGCCGTGAATCCGACCGGAATCGTAGACTTGATGACCATGATGGCATCAGGATTAGCTTGATGACAGCTTCTACTGCAGAAGTATCAAAGAAGTTTTTCTTGCTGTCATAGTTAGTAGGTGCTGCAATAACTACAAAATCCGCATCCTTATAGGCAGCTTCAGCATCCAGCGTGGCAGTCAGATTTAAGTCCTTTTCTGCCAGATACTTTTCAATGTACTCGTCCTGAATTGGGGACTTCTTATGATTGATGAGATCAACCTTCTCCGGGACAATATCTACCGCCACGACCTCATGGTGCTGGGACAGAAGCGTAGCAATGGACAAACCGACGTAACCGGTACCTGCAACTGCGATTTTCATAGTCTTTCTCCCTTTCTATACATTCTTCCATCCTTAGCAAAACTTATGCCTTGATTCCCTGATATTCCTGCTGAACCTTCTGATAGCTTTCCAGATTTCCGATGTCATACCGCTTGCCCGGCATCTCCATAGCATGCACATCCGTTACCGTACACAGCCATGCAATAAAACTGCCCGGGGCGTCAGTACCACATTCCTTCTGTGCGATTGCTTCCTTGACCTTTTTGGCATCCTCACGGGTGTACACATAGAAGGGCGGGCAACACCAGTGGCTCTTAGGCAGGACAGGCTTTTCTTCCATAGAAAGAATTTTATCCTGATTGTCCAACTCAACCACGCCGCATTTGGTGAGCTTCTTTTCGCTGGGCTCATAATAGCGCATAATGCAAGAGGTTTTTTTCTCGTTGGCATAGGCAACAAACTTGGAGAGGGAGAAATCCAGCACGTTATCTCCGGCAATCACCAGCATATCATCATCCAGCCCCAACTGGTCAATGGCAAATTGCACATCACATACAGCACCAAGCCGAGTCTCATTGCTGATTGTTCCATCGTCCACCACCCGGATATTCTGTTTCTTGGTTGCCGCCCAGTCTTCAAAATGGTGGGCAAACTTGTGGTTGCTAATGACCACATAGGTATCCACCAAACCAGCGGTATCAATGTCATCCACCAGCCAATCTAAGATGGTCTTATCCCCTACCTTCAGCAGCGGCTTGGGAAAATTCTCCGTCAAGGGATACAGGCGGGTTGCATAACCTGCCGCCAAAATCAAACACTTCATATTAGCCTTCCGCTTTCTGCCCCACACCGTCTGCGCTTTCGCACAGATGGAAACTGTACTTGCCACGCATCTCCGGGAATGCAGTGAGGTACTTTCGTTCCACTTCTTCCCTAATAACATCTGTCTTTCCGGGATCTATTAGTGCCATGCAGCACCCCTTAAAGCCAGCACCGCTAAAGCGCCCACCGTAAATGCCAGCGGTCTCCCTCATAATCTCGTAGAGTTTGATCTGCTCCGGCGCACCGGACTCCCAGTTGTGGATGCTGCTCCAGCCAGATTCAAAGGACAGGCGTCCATACTCTTCCAAATCGCCTCGCCGCCATGCTTCCGCACCAGCTTCCACACGCTTGAACTCCGTATACCAGTGCTCGCAACGTCTTGCCCATTGTGCCGGCAGCTTGTCCTTGTATGTCTGGTAGATTTCATACGAAACATCACGGGCATTGGCCTCATTAAACTTTCCGTACTCCAGACCCGCAAAAGCCTGCAAAGCGTAAACACCGGATCGCAGTTCATCCACCCGCATATTATATTTAGAGCCAGTCAGACTGTGCTCCAATCCACTGAAAAACACCGCAATCTTGTAGGGCTTCATGTTGGGATTTGTTGGAATCAGCTCGTAGCTGTTATCCTTACAGTCCAGATACAGCAAGTGGTCTTTTTTACTCAGAACCTCACAACTCTGATCCAGGGTTCCCACATTAACGCCCACGTAGTTTTTCTCTGCATCAAACGCAATGCTGATCAGTTCAGACGGCTCCAGTTTAATTCCATTGACTTGGCACAATGCATCCAAAAACGACAGAATTACCGCCGCAGAGGAAGAAAGCCCTCCGATGGGCAAAGAGCCCTCAATGACGCCACAGAGTCCGACTGTCAACGGAAACCGATTGCTCAACGCCCAAGTCGCTCCTCGCAGGTAGTCCGCCCAGTCACCAGTCTTTTCGCCAATCTCTCGGATATGCCACTGGGCACGTTTTGGGAACTGAAGACTACACATTTCAATAACGCCATTCATCTTGGGCTTGTATGCAATGTGGATTCCTTTGTCAATCGCAAGTCCTGTGATTTTTCCTAAGTTGTGATCACTGTGGGCACCAATGGGACAAATCCGGTAGGGGCAAAAGCTGATGCCCGTAGGTTCCTTGCCGTATATTTCGTAGAATCGTTCCTCGCAGCGCATAATATCCTCACGTCTCTTCTATTATAGTTATCCTAGAAAATCAAGTACTTCGCATAAACGCATTCCATAGCTGCATCGCCCTTGGCAACCGTGTACAAAACACGGTCTGCAAAGATAGTCGGATCAAAGCATCTTGAATTCAAATGCCCCAATTCTCATTTTCATATTGCTCGATTCACATAGTTTTCTGTTGCAAAATCACTGTGTTTAATAATGCATGGATTGCCAAAAACAATTGAATGATCTGGCACATCGCAGTTTACATATGAATTTGGTGCAATCAAAACATCACTTCCAACGTGAATTGATCCTACGATAGTTGCATTTACACCAATCCATACGTTATCGCCAATCACAGGTGTACCCTTACGCTTTCCACGGTTTTCCTGCCCAATCGTAACACCCTTATGCAGATTTATATTCCTACCCAAAACAGCTTTCGGATTGATTGTTATGCAATATGCATGACCAAAATACAACCCGGCACCTATCTGGGTTTCAGCATCAATTTCTATACATCGTTTAGCTCTGTATCGATTATACAGTTTCCTGCAAAATTTTTTTATCAGAGGATTTTGAGCTTCCTGCGCTCTTCGGTACCAAACCTGAAATTTCGGTACCCCCCCCCAGATATCTCTGTTTATCCAATAATAAAACAGTATTACTCATCACATTACACTCGGAAACTCCCTCGGTGCTTTCAGACATAAACAGGATTCAACGTTGGTCGCAGAGCAAACCACCATATTTAGCGTTTCTATATTTCTTCGCATCAATATATAGTATTCAGTCACGAGGACAGGGGTGCCATCAGGAATAAACATCCGTTTGGACACGAGGCAGATTTCCGCCCCTCCCAGGCTTCGGCAATTTAGACACGAGGAAATAAGTGCGGTCGGGAATAAACACCCGTTCAGACACGGAGCAACTGCCCTCTGAAAGTCAAAAAAAGCAGCCCACCGGGTAGCCTTTCCTTCCTGCTGATCTCTCAGCTCGTTGGAAAGCAACCTGGTGGGCTGCTACATTTTTTATTCAGTTTTCTCTGCGACTGCGGAGCCTAACCGTTTCTTCTTCAGACTCGCACAGTCAAATATTCTCTGCCCCAGAAGTTGCCTGTACCGGCTCCTGTGCACTTTCGTTCTCCTTGTCCACCTTTCCCTCGAAAATGGGAATGGCGCGACACAGGTCGTAATTCACGAGTCTCTGCTGCGGATACTCAACACCCGGCAGCCGGTAGGATCTTGTTCTGTCCCAGCCACAGCTCTGATAGAGCAGCCGCACAAGATTCTTGCTCTTGATCTCATATCGGTCGTCCTGATTTTTCTTTGGAACACGATTGGCCCCCTCTGCATCCATCCCACACGCTTGTATTGCAAACATCTGCTTGGTCGGGTTGTAGAGAAAATGATAGAATTCTGGGCGGCCAATAGATTCAAGGGCGCTCCGGAAGACCGTGATGCGACCGTCTGCATATCGAAATGTAATCCCCAGCATATTCTGCTGCCATGTCTTTGCTGGCATAATTTTTCCTCCTTCCTGAAAAAGGGTAGACTCCCCCCCTTGGTGCTCAAATTCAATTTTTATAGATTTTGCTGTTGTCCGGGCATACCCGTAAGCATTCCAACCGAGACAAAACCATCCATTTGCCTCAGCTCAGACTCTTGGCGATGCTGCTCAACAGGCATGCCAAATGTACCCGCGATGTCATCTGGGTAGTAACCCTTCCGAGGATTCACAGGCTGTTCTTCCGTATTCTCTTCGGCCACTGTCGTAGGTTGTTGATCAGCAGACTGCTTCTTTTTACACTCGTGGAACACCTCGGCCGCCACAAGGTCAAACACATAGAGAGCTTCGCCCTCGAACTCGATGCGGTATCCGAGGATCTTATACCGGCAGTCACCGGACCAATCCATTTCCTTATAAAGCAATTCTGAAAATAACCTGCAGGACATTTTCCGACTCTTACGCTTGTCCGGTTTTGCGATACACCAGCGCAGAGCATCCCTGTCATTTTCATTACAGCCTTTAACTACAAGCCGCTTTAAGTCGCTGTTAAACATGATGTTGACGTACACCACATCCTCCAAACCTGCAATGCAGGCCGTGTTGAATGTGATGCTGTCTTTCCTTATTATAATGGCGGGATCTCGAAGATGTGCAAAAAGTTCCCTCCGGGCGACCTGATAGCCATCATAATCAAAGGTCTGCTCGATCTCCGTTCTCCTCTGTTCCCGCTCCGACATCTGCTCCGCACTCAGTTCCAACACCTGCGGATTCTCCATCTCCATTGTCTGCTGATTCGCCAGCTCCATGTTCATCTGGTATAGGCCACCCTTCTATTATTTTCTCTGCTTCATGTAAAAGTTCTTCAAGGTCTTCTGAGGTCAATGTACTGTATTCGGCCAGTTCCTTTGCCGGCCGCAAAACATCCCAGTCAGCCGCATAGTGCCTCTGCTCCAGTAGATTAATCTCTCCGATGCTGGTAATCGGTCTTCCAAATGTGTCCTCCCATTCCGGAGGCAAAATGTTAATAATCTGCTTAACTGTCCTCCCTGCGATTTCAGCTCGGTCATCTGTTTCAGCTTCTTTGGGCGGAAGAACGATGTTCTCCGTCTTTACCATTTCAGGTTCGTCCAGTTGAAACAGCATAACCTTTTGGTCATCATTCTCGATAAAGTCACCACGGAAACGGTATTTCAGGTCCTGATCCCAATCCATAATGTCAAACAGCGTTTTCGCCAGTCCACGGCACGACTTGGACAGCGCACACCACCGCCCTTCGCGCAGCTTTCCCCAGTGAATTGCATTTGGATTGTTCCCATCACACGGTCGAACAGCAATACACCTGTTCACTGAATTCAACAGCAGCTCTACATACTCCACATTCTCAAATTTTTTGAGGCAGGCCGTATTAAAGCACAGTTTTCCATCTGCTATTGTCATCGCAGGGTTTTGCGTAGTAGAGAAATACTGAGACCGAACCACCTCATAGCCACGCATGTCTAATCCTGCTTTATATTCAATCTGCCGCGTGTCCTCCAACTCGCTCATAACACTTTCAGATGCCTTTTGATATTCATCCGTTGAGAATCCGGTCCAGTCTTTATCCAGTGGTACATATCCTCGAAGGATTCCATTGTCAACAACGCTTAGTACAGGCAAGGGCCTAGCTTTCTTCGCATAGGCACGTGATGCCCGAAGAAAATTTGCTGCTTCATATACAGTTCGAGAAACTATGGCTTCATGATGATTTTTTCTTCTAAACTGCGTTCTTTCACCATTGTTCTTTTTGGCTTTGTGTGTCAAAAAATTAGGGGTAAATGTCTTCCACGCCCTAATGTCACCACAATGACGTTCATTTGCAACAATCTCGGCTAGTGTGCTTGCGCTCCACTCATAACTTCCCTGCTTTGTCTTGCGTTTATAGGCTTTAAGCAATTCTGCAATATCAGAAAATGAAACACCATTCAAGTAAAGATAGTAGATTGCTTTTACAGTTTCAGCTTCGTCCTCATTGACGATAAGGTCACCATCTTCGTCCCGGTCATAGCCAAGCAGCTCTGGTGTTAAAAACAGTCCCTTCCTAAACCGGCGTTCAATCGACCAGTTCATAATGACCGATTTTGAATGGGATTCTTCTTCAGCAACCGAGGCCAAAATCGTCAAGATCATTCGTCCATTATTGTCAAGCGTATAAATGTTGTCTGCTTCAAACTGAACACCTACAGGCGGTTCAAGGTTTTTCAGAAGGTCAATAACAGAAAGGCAATCAACGATGTTTCTTGCAAATCGAGCAATCGACTTGGTCATGATCAAATCTATTTTCCCGGCTTTGCAATCCTCAATCATCTGGAGCATGCCTTTTCGGTGTGCAATAGATGTTCCGCTTATACCTTCATCTGCATAGATTCCAACAAGTTCCCATCCAGGATGTCCTGTAATGTACTCAGTATAATAATTCTTTTGAAGTTCATAAGAAGATGTCTGTTCGTCATTATCCGTTGAGACCCGAACATAGGCCGCCACACGGCGAATTCCACCGCTCTCCATAAAATCCGCAGTAGGCTTTGCAGGGATTATTTCGATTTCAGACGCATCCGTGCCTTTATATTTATCACGGATTTTCTGCTTACGGTCTTGTCCACTGTTTTCTTTCACGGTTTCACCTTATTCCCTGAGCGTCCAGTACCACTGGCGCATTTTTCTATAGCTTTGTATTCCTAGCACATGTTTTGTCTCAGCTATGGTTCTGCGACTTATTCCAGCTTCTCCAAGCCTTTCATAGATTTCTTTTGATGCCATATCACCTTTTACAAGATACTGCTTCAAAAGAGCGCAAGCCATTTCCGTTTTTGTCTTATACTCCAAAGTCTGCACTTCTTGTTTTTCATCGCAGCTTTCAGATATGGAATCCAGCCATTGGAACCCGTAATCCTCTGTTATCGAGAAACTGATTTTAGACCCATCTGGTCCTAAGCTGTTTTTTATCTGGTGAACGACACGGATATCCATGTTTTCTGCATCGCGCTCAATCTGCAACACACTTCTTGCAGCCGCCACCACGTCAATGCTTCCAAGGCTTCTATACAAGCCTTTTATGCCTTCCTTTTTGTTCAAGTGCCCTATCAGCACAATGGCGCAATCATAGGTAGCCGCCCACATTCCAAGGTGCTGCATCAGCCGCCTTGCTTTTCCAGCAATCTGCAAATCGGAGTCACTGGAGAGGTATGCTTGAATTGGGTCAATCACAACAAGCCTCGGTCGAAACGCAACGATTGCATCCCTAATGCGTTCATCATCGAGTGTCAGCCCACTGTTGACTTCTTCATTGATAAATGCCACTTTGCTGCAGTCTGCGCCCTGTTCTTCCAGACGGGGTTTTATCGTATCCGCAACCCCGTCTTCTGAGCATTGGTAGATAACCCTCTGTGGTTGCTCCAATGGTTTTCCGTCAGGAAAGGCACCTCCTGTGGTTATTTCAGCAATCAGATTCATCATCATTGTAGACTTGCCATCACCGGGGTCTCCCTGTAGCAAGGTTATTTTTCCAATTGCAATATATGGATACCAGAGCCAGCGGACTGGCGATGATTCGACCTCACTATACAGCGTCAAAAGTCCTTCTTGCACTCGTCCCAATCCCCCGTTCCCGCATTGTATAACCCTTAGAGTTCTTCAGTTTTATTATACATCCGCACTGGCGAGTTGACTGTCAAGCAGTAGACGACACGTTTTTCTAAATGTCAACTACTGCTTGACATTTGATAGAAAATATTCTCTAAGGATGCAACACCGTAAGGGGAGGAAGGTTGCATCCTTACCGCATTAATTTGCTATGTGTTTTGTTCGGCGCAATAATTGTCTTGTTCTTATGCGGGCCAGTTTGGAGGTAAAGCCATGCCTATAGACTACCCTGCGCTCGGAAAACGTATAGCGTTTTTTCGGAACCAGTCTCACCTCACGCAAGAAGACTTTGCATACGAGGTTCATCTTTCCCGTCAATACATCAGTCAGCTCGAAACCGCTGCCTGCCGACCAAGTCTTGAAACAATCGTAGAGATTGCAAACACTCTCGGCGTTTCTACAGATGACTTGCTTGTCGATAGTCTGACCCACTCCGTTTCCACAGCAGACACCGAAGTTCATCGGCTTCTGATTGACTGCAACGAACTCGAAGCTGAAATTCTCACTCGTACCTTGAAAGAATTACGCGCCATCCTTTACAGCCTCGGCGTATAAACAAAAATTGCCCGCATAAGCCACCGCTGCACCTTCTTTTCCAGAGGGTGCTTCTGTGGTCTATGCAGGCTGTATGTAACCAAGGTCTACCTTTTAGTTGAAGTCCAGCAATCGTACAGGAAATCTAACAGCCCTGTGGCTACTGTTTGAACTGTAACCGATCCGTTCACCGACTTAAGCTGGGCCTCCATTGTCTGCCATAATTCTGGCGCAAGCTCAGTTTTCTGGCCTACTGCTCCCAGAGCGTATTCTACCGAATCGTTCACCAAACCAGACAGGGTTCTCCCATCGACCGTCACTGCCCCTCTCTCCAAGCTTATCACTGCATCCATTTTCTTTTTCGCGTCGGACCATGGCAAATTCATCAAGTAAACTTTGATTGCTGCGGCAACTACCACTTCTGGCCCAGTCAATCCATAGGATTCAATATGTACCTGTTCAAGTTCATGCTTCATACAAGTTCCTCCCAATCGTGTGTCTCTGGCACCCAGCATAAAGCAAAACTCTATACATAGCAATCCCATCCAAAACAAAAAGGCCCACCGGGTCACCATCTTCTTTTGCTTATTCGCAAAGCCAGAAAGTGACCCGGTGGGCTGTATCAGTTTTTCTCAACTTCAATATGGTCTGGATATACCAGTACCTTCGATACTTCCTTTTCAAACCGTTCCTGATCCATGTTCAGCCACTCAAGTTCTCGCAGGATTGCATCGATAAGTTCTTCTTCCTTAATAAAGCGGTTGCCGCATCGCTCATTGCCTTTTCCTTTTTGCCGGTTTCGGCAGTTCCACGCTTTATAGGTGCTTTGCGTCTTGAAACCGCCAGCAGCTTTCAAAGTCCGGCGCAAAAAGGGAGCACCACATTCTCCACAGAATACTTTGCCGTAGAGGAAGTGATGCTCCCTGTTCGTTTTATGAATACCGACCTTTGCCAGTTCTTTTCGTTTTTCCAGAATTTCCTGTGCCTTATCCCATGTCTCCCGATCTATGATTGCTTCATGGTCATCCCACAGATAATTGGATTCCACCTTCTGATTCGGATTGGGCTTCTTGGTCAGGTAGTCCAACGGAGCTTTCTTCTGCAACCGCTTGTCACCCACATAGGTTTCATTTGAAACCATGTACCGGAGAGTTTCTACTCCAAACCCCTTTTTACTGTGCAACGATTGAGCCCCCAGCTCTTCCAAACCTTTAGCGATTTGCCTATAGCTCTCGCCTTCGATGAATCTGCGGAATACTTCCTTTACAATCCAAGCGTCCTTGTTGGGAACCAGCTCGCCATCCACACAGTCGTAGCCGAGAATACGATTATTGCCGAGATTGTACTCACCTCGTGCAAATCGGCTTGCATAAGCAGCCTTTTCATTTTCACTGATAGAATGACTTTCATCCTGTGCCACTGCTGCCAAGATGGATAGGACGAAATCACAGGTTGGATCATCTGTGCGGATATTTTGTTCCTCAAAAATGATTGTAACCCCCAGCGTTCTAAACCATTTGGCATACTGCTGGCAATCCACCATGTTCCGAGAAAACCGGGAAATACTCTTGCAAATGATAATATCCAGCTTCTTGGCTTCGGCGGCCGCCGCCATTTCCTGAAAGCCCGGTCGATTTTTCACTCGTGTAGCAGAATGCCGGTCAGCATATACCTTAACCAGTTCCCAGTCGGGATGACTTTGGATCAGCTCCTCGTAATACTTCTGCTGAGTTTCAAAGCTTTCATCCTGCTCGTTGCGAAAAGTGCTGACACGGCAATACGCGGCCACACGTTTCTTTGCCACTGGGATTTTTGGCATTACCTTTTTAATAATCATTTGCTGCTACTCCATTCTCCTTGGCACGGAGGTTCTTTGCCGTCTGCATGGCAGCATTACGCTGTGCCTCCCGCGTATTCACTGACTTCTTATCAGCCCGCACCACGCTCACCGGCTTGTTCTCGCTCCGCTGCGCACGGTCCAGCGAGTTCCGATAAAGCTCTGCCACATGGGTCGGTTCCTCAACCTTGGATGCATTCAAAGCAACCTCGCTCTCCAGACCACATTTCCAGAACACCCGCATGGTGTCCTGTTTAAATTCAATGTGCCCCACCAAGTCATCCAGCCAGTAATACTGGACGGTGTCCAGTTTCGGGCTCTCTGCCTTGATTTCCAGCATCCTCTGCATAGCTACCGTCCGCTTCTTTTCCTTGATTTCAAGGATGTTGTAGGCTTCCAGCAGGGCAGCATCCACAAGATACCCTTTGACCGCATACCCACGGCAGCCGTCCACATCAAAGCAGCCAAGGATGCGCTTGTGGCTGTTCACTTTCATGACCCTCGGAATCATCTTCTTCCCACACAGCGGGCAGACAATGTTTGTATCGAAGTAGGGATACCGGCTGTACTCCCCATGCGGAGATTTCAGTTCCATAATGCGCTGTACCTGCTGGTAGGTATGGCGGTCGATAATAGGAACATGGTGGTTCCTGACGTTGTAGACCGGAATCACAGTCGAGTCGTTCCGGACACTCCTATGGGAAATATGGTCAACACTGACCCATTTCTGAAGCCGCATATCACCAATGTACTTCTCGTTCTCAAGGAGATACTTAAGGGCGGTCTTGTTCCACGTCTGCTTGCCCCTTGCGGAAGGAGCCTGTATAAAGGTCAGCTCATCCAGAATGTCCGTCATGGGGATGCCGTACTGGTACATTTTGAAAATCATCCGCACAATGGCAGCTTCGTCCGGTTCAATGACAATTTCACCGTCCTTGGTCTTCCGATAGCCATAGGTCTTGGTCCAGCGCGACTCACCACTTTCAAACCGCTTGCGAATGCCCCATTTCAGGTTTTCGGAGATGGAACGGCTTTCCTCCTGTGCAAAAGCCGCCATGACCGTCAGAATCAGTTCGGACACCGACGTTGCCGTATCCAGTCCTTCCTTTTCAAAGTAAAGCCGGACTCCGATGCTCTGAAGATGGCGCACATAGGACAGACATTCGACCGTGTTGCGGGCAAATCGAGAGATACTTTTTGCCATGATATAATCGACCTTGCCTGCCTCGCAATCCTCCATCATCCGCAAGAACTCTTTACGCTTTTTCACGCTGGTTCCGCTGATGCCCTCATCGGCGTAGACATCCACCAACATCCAGCCAGGGTGCTGGGCAATCTTAGCGCGGAAGGCTTTCATCTGCTCCTCCAAGCTGTGGAGCTGAATCTCCTGGTCCGTGCTGACACGGGCATAGACTGCAACGCGGACTGTTTTCAAGGTGCTAAGTGCCTGAAAGCCAAGCTTCTGTACCCCAGTGTCTACCTTTTCTACTGTAATTTCCATGTACTTTTCTCCTTATTGCCATTTGGGGTCGTTCAGGACCTTCTGCTGTTCATCATTGTATTTTTTTCGTCCGGAGTGGAGCAAGCCCATCTGAATCATGGTCTGCACACGCTCGAACTGTTCTCTGCTGACAATGCCTTCATGATGGTCCTCCAGATGAACTTGGGCGCGTTCTCCCCTGTTCCGCTTGCTGTATCGGTGGCCGTTCTTGCCGTAGGCCGTGTAGTAGCAATCCGTCCAGTAATCCCCCATGTATGCGACATTTTTCAGCATATTGGGTAGTCGATTTCGATTCTGAGACCATGACACACCGGTATTTTCCTCATCCTCCATCTTATCCAAGCAAGCTCGGATATCTGCGTAGCAGACTCCTTTTGCCGCTTGGTCAAAGGCATAGCGGACACGGCGGGCCTCGGATTCTTCAATTCTCCATTCACCCTGCTTGTTGACCCTGCGAAAGCCGTAGGTCACACGGCCGGTCGGAATGCCCTGGTCATGGAGATAGGCGATGCCTGCTCGAACATTCTCACCGATGCTCTTGGACTCCTCCTCGGCAATGATGGCAAGGATGTGGAAGAACAGCTCGCTCTGGCCATTCATCGTGTTAATGCCCTCTTTTTCAAAAATGACCGGGATGCCCAGCTCTTTCAGCCTACGCACCACGGTCACACAGTCAAGCATATTTCGGGAGAAACGGGAGATGGACTTGGTATAGATGATGTCGATTTTGCCATCCATGCAATCTTGAATCATCTGTCGGAATTCCGGCCGACCCTGCGTACTGCGTCCGCTGCCTTCATCCGCATAGACCTTTACGAGTTCCTCATCGGGGTTATTGGAGAGCAGCTCTGTGAAGTAGCTTTTCTGAATCTCATAGGAACCTTCCTGACACTCCATGCCGGTGCTGACTCTGCAATAGGCCGCCGCCCTTTTCTGTTTCACTACAATTTCCATTGCGTCATCCTCCTTGGGGTAGTCGTATAATGCCGCATGTATGGCTGAATAGCAAGTTCTGTCGCCCAGATAAATCGGCATATTACCGACAAACTATCTGCCTGACAGAACGCCTGAATTGCAGCATATATGACAAATGTAAAGGGCTTCCCGGTTGGATTTGGGAAGCCCGGAGTGCGGCGTTTGAATCAGCCCGGTCTATGTGCCAGAGAGTGCTTTTGTGTCATCGCAACGAGGTGATATTAGACCTTCTTGACGTAATCGAGGCTGATCCAGCCGTTACGCTTGCCGGCAAAGGACTTCAGCAATCCCCACTTGGATGCACCCTTACCTGTTGCCTCCGCAACAATGGTGAACACACCCTTGCCAGTAAAACCACGGGAGCCATAGTTCGTGCCAGGGCCTTTGCGGATGCGCAGGTCAGAGATAGACACCCGGACCGTGTAGGGCTGAAATGCCGTGCTGGTGGGATAGACCGCCTTGCCGTTCTCATCGAACACCGAATAGCCGGGATTCTTGTCAGCACACGCCTTGGCGTTGCTCAGGTCACGGAAAGCTCCCTTCTGAGATGCAGTATCCGACCAGTTCTTGCGCACACGGTACAGGGTCGCGGCGGGTGTGACAGGCGTAACAGATGCTGCCACATCGAACTGGGTCAGGTTCCACTGCTCAATGACCCGGCAGAGGTTCTGCACATAGTCAAGGCTCGTCGCATAACCGCCATCCTTGATGATCTGCACCGCTTTCTTATAGTCCGTGCAGCCTGCCAGTCCCTCGTACCGCTTCTTGCTGCCGTTCATGGCACCCAGCAAATAAGCGGAGTGATCTGCAATGGAGTCCTCAATGGAGCCGTACTTGCGGAAGTCGGCCGTGACGGTCACATAGCTGCCATCCGTGTTCTGCTCTCCGGTCTGCATGGTGTAGACGGAATGCCCATCCCACGCAGAGCCAGCCCAGCTGTTCCCCGACAGCGAGGATTTCATGCCAAAGCAGTTATTGGCATTCTGTGCCAGCTCGGACTTGCCGTAGCCGGATTCCAGAATGAACTGCGCCATGGACACGCTGGCAAGGATGCCGGACTGCTTCTGGTTTGCGGTAAACAGCGTGGCCACCTTTGTCACAACCTCTGCGGACTCCATATCCTTCAAAGAAGCTGCCTGCAAGCCAGTGGACGCAACAGGAGTGCCCAGTGCCGCCGTTACCTTGGCCGCCAGATCACTGAGGCGGCTGTACAGCCAGTCGCCGGGGCAGGCTTTGTTCGCATACCAGCGGTGGACGGTCAGAACCATCTCATCCGATGCCGGCGCATAGTTCAGCGTCTTGTTCTTGTCCCCCAGCCAGAGCAGCTTGGTCTTACCGTTCCGCTTGCAGATGTCGGTACAGAGCTTGATAAGCGAAGTGTAGACGGCACTGTTCATGGCGTATGGGTGGGTCAGGTCACTGGCGCACTCGATAGTGATAGCCCGCTGATCGTTTGCTGCACTGGAAGAGCACCAGCTCCGGTTCTTTTCTTCGACACAGAGCGACACACGGCCGTCCTTGCCGATGCCGTAGTTACAACTTGCCTGACGACTCGGGCTGATGAAGCAGCCACAGATACTTTCCGCAGACAACTGCCCCACCACACAGTGCGGGGTGATGCGGTCGATGCTGTGTGTCCGCTGCCCAGAATGGTTCGGGCTGAGGTTCGTATAAACCACTAAGGGACTGTTAGTGTATGCCATAGAAGATTCCTCCCAATAGAAAAAAGCCCGGATTGCTCCGGGCCAGACTGTGTTGATTTGGTTTTTGGTCAGGGCAGAAGCAGCTTCATGCCGATTCGGATGGCATTGGAAGTCAGGCCATTCAGCTCACGGATGTCCGTGTAGTGGGTACCGCTGCCGAGCTTACGCTCTGCGATGCGCCACAGGTTGTCCCCTGCTACGACTTCGTACACATCTCTGCCGACAAAGACATAGGCATCATCCTCGTTCAGCACATAGGCAATGCCGTCCTCCGCCTCCGGGCACTTGATCTTCAGCCAGTTGTCGCAGACCTCCAGCACCTCCACGATGGTGTTCATCGGGTACACAGTCACGACCTCTGCTTCGAGACTGGGTTCCTTGCGGATGTTCATCAGGGTCTTCAGCTTACCGAAAGCAACGGCATCCGGCTGTGGCTCTGCGGACGGGAAGTCCTCTTCGCCATCGCCGGGTGCATCATCGCTGGGCTTGTCCTCTTCCGGGAGATCCATTACAGGCTTCTCCTCAGCGGTTTCTTCCCGGGTCGTGGGCTCATCCGCCGGATAGATGACCGTGCCGTCCTCGGCAAAAACATGGCTGCCGGGGTTCTCGTCACACTTCGCCTTGGCATTTGCCAGCAGCTTATATGCACCGAGCTGGGATGCGTCATCGTTCCAATCGGTCCGAACACGATAATAGCCGGTGTTCAGCTTTGCAGGATATTCATTCATAGTCGTTCCTCCATCTAAAATTAGGGAGAGGTCGCCCTCTCCCAATAGACTCCTTCATAAAGCGCACGATTTTTTGGCTTTGGGGAGGTACTTTTCAGAAAACTTCTCTCATTATGCTTACTGAAATTCAGCATTTGGTACCCAGTTCTCCAAATTTCCCTCTCATAAAGCACAATGAAAATGGCGAAAAGTTGTATAGTTACCCTTCTTTTTCGTCATCTTTCTCCGGGATATGCTTCTCGTTGGTCAGCTGGATCAGCATATCCTTCAGCTTCTCCGGGATGGGAATGCCGATTACGGCAGAGTTCTCCAGGATGGACAGGCCTTCATTGGACAGGTAGAAGAAAATCACAGCGGTGCGAATCGCTGCGCCGTTCTGAAGCACCTGCGTATCGATAACATTCGCCACGCCCACCAACAGGAAGATGCACACCTTCTTGGCAATGCCCTTAAAGCCCACCTCGCTGGACAGCTCCTTGCGGATGCCCGCCGCAAGGATGCCGGTGAAGTAGTCGGTCACCACAAAGATGATGAGTGCGTAGAGGAAGCCATCAAAGCCTCCGAAGAACCAGCCGAGAAAACCGCCCAGTGCCGCAAAAGCAAACTGGAGCTTGTCGATTACATTCTGCATACTTGTACCTTGCCTTTCCTGCCCTTTGCAGGGCATAAAAAATAGGACGGTGCTCCGTCCTTGTGTAATGGTGTTCTATATAAACACAGCCGTGTGGCTGTGGGGTATTAAAGGATGAGCCGTTCCAGCAAGCTCTGGAAGGACGCAGCGATGATCTCATGCCCCTTTTCATCGGGATGCACGCCATTGCCGCCGTCCTTAGAGAATGCGAGCTTGCGGAAATTCTCATCATCAGGTCGCAGGTTGGATTCGTGGTACAGATCCAGGCACGGGATGCTGCGCCGCTTGCAGATCTCAACGATTGCCTCCGAGTACTTCGCCATACCGCAGGTTGTCTTAGAAGGCATACTGCCGACCCACGGAGTCGGGGTCACGATACCCAGCCGAGCCAGAGGGATGCGTTCGTAGATGGCGTCAATAGTTGCGTTGATGCAGCCACAGATTGTATCGGTACCCGTATCCGTGACAGTTCCCAGCGTCTGGTCAGACGAGAGATCGTTGCCGCTGCCGAAGATGGTGATCACATCGGCATCCTCCGGGATATCACTGACGCGCTGGTAAAATGCTCGGTTGATATCCTTCCGCCGCATATAACCAGTTCCACTGACACCGAGGTTCACGGTCTTAATGCCTGTCTTTTCGGCGATATAGTCGAAGTAGTGCTTCGTAGTACGGCTATTGCTTTCCGTCAAGCTGTCACCAAGGCACACCCATGTGCGGCCATACCACTTAGGTTTCATGCCGATAAAATAGCCACGAGTCATAGGCTGGATGCCGCAACTCTGCATACCGTTGATGCATGCAACCCGAATAGAAACTGCTCGTGCCGGAGAAGTCACAACCTTATTCTCAATCTTGCGATCAGTATTGCCTGTGTTGTTTTCGCCGCCGACCCGATTTCCATTCACATCGTAAAATGCATAGAGGCCGTACCCGGCTTTTCCGGCTGCGCTGATGCAGTACGGGGTATACGGTTCCACAGTGATAGGCTCGGACAACCGGTAATTCGTGTTACCAGTCGGCTCTTTCACTATGGCACCTGTTGTCGGATTCAGGAGCATTCCGTTGTTTTCGGTAACTTTGACAGCTTCTCCAATAGCATATTCGTAGTTCTCGTCCACGATCTTGCTTGCCAGATAGTTTTCCAAGCCGGAGATTCTGCTATCGCGTTCTGCCGCCTGTTCTGCTGCTGTGCCGACCAACTCTGCCGAAGGATAGCTGATTCGTGTAACCTTTTTGATTACACCCGTGAAATGGTTGTTCTCCACCCATGCGATACGTACCGTTGCAGCAGTTGCCGGAACAGGAGAAATGCGGTCGTAGTAGGTTCGAATCATATCGGTCTTCTGCTGGAACCCTCCTACCACCTTATCATTCTCATCATAAAAGGCATACAGGTACTTACTCCAGCCGCCGGATACCGTAAATGCATACAATTCACCAGGGCTGACCGGAATCGGCTCGGATACACGGAATGCCGTGTTCTCACTCGACAGTGGCACAACCTCTCCTGCTTTTTCATTGATGCACCGGTTGGCAGTATAGGTGAACTCAACTGCTTCCCCTTCCACGACCGCAGCACTCAGAAGCGTATTCTGCTCCCCGGTTGCCGCTGCAATCAGATCGGCCTTCGCCTTTTCCAGACCAGTCTCCACCGCAACCATCCGGGATTCAGGTTTCTCGTTCAGCTCATTTGTCGGGAAAAGAAAACGAGTCACTTCCTCCACCTTACCCATAAAATTCGAAACCTGAATCCAGGTGATACGCATACTGACCGCCCCAACCGGCGCGATTACGATTCGATTCTCGATTTTACCGGACTTGTTATCCGGCGCGATCTCACCAGCAAGAACATTCTCGTCGCTGTCATAGAAAGCATAGTAGTATTTTTTCCAGCCACTAGATGCAGTGATAATATACACATGGCCTGCCACAACAGGGATCATCTCCGAGGTGTGCCAGTGACTGTCGCTTTCATTCGCCAGCGTACCCACCGTGCCGTTCAGATTGATGAAGGTCCGAATCGTGAAATCAAAGGTCAATTCCTTTGTCTCACGACCAGTCGCCTCATCCAGAAGCTGGGACACGATTGTAGTAAGCCAATCATCCCACAGACCGCGTGTCTTTTCCGCCGAGCGCATTGCTTCGCCTAGTGAGGCATGGGTCGTACCCTGGTTGTCCACGCGGGCATCCAGAATCTCACTGTCAGCGGTCATGCCTCCGGCGATACTGTCCATCCGCTTATTCAGCGTGGTCTTAGCATCGTTCAGTTCCTTACGGCCGGTATTCAAATCAGTTTGGGCCTGTTCGACCTTGCCGGAAAGAGTTTCTGTAGTCTGCTGCAGGCTCTCCTGCATACGGCTTTCCGTTTCTGTGAGCTCCTGACTGATAGCCGTATGCGTATCCGTCAGTTCTTTGCTCATGGCTACATGAGTTTCGGAAAACTCCTTGCTCATGTCTGCCTTAGTCTGTGCAAGATCAGTGTGCATCTGTTGAACATCGGCATCCACATCCAGTTCCAGTTGATGCACCTGCGCCGAATACTCCGCACAGATAGCCCAGTATTCCGCACTGTCCAACAACGTACCCGCCGGGACGGACTTGCGGCTGATATAGCTGTCGCCCGTCTCCGGCTGGTACACGATACTGAGCATCTCGTACTTGCTGTTCTTGCTCCATACGCCGCAATGCTTCGGCACAATGCGGCCGCCTACGAATTCACCCATGATTTCATTCTCCCTTCTGCTTGCTCAAAGGCTTTCCAACGTCTTTTTCGCAAGCAGGGAGGAGGATGAAAATCAGCTTTCAGGAGTACCCCCCCCCGAAAATTTCTTTCATATTATCATTTTTATTCATAATTTTCCTTTCTCAGAGGGCATTTACCTCTGCATCCATAGCGATACACTTCAGACGATACCAGTTGATAATCTGGCTCATATTGTTGGTGTTCGTTCCGGGAATCTTTGGCCACAACACCACTTCATGATCCAGCAGCCCCTTCGGGATGTCCACAAGGAAGTTTGAAACCACCGTCTGAACATTACCCTCGCTCAGAACGTTCTTTCGGAGTGAGGCATACCGGGACTTAATCTTTGCTCTGTAGCAGTTGTACAGGATTCCCATCAGCTTGTGGCTGCCGGCAAACCCTTTGAGCGTCGTAACCGTATCCGGGTTATAGTAGACCTTACCGTTCCAGCAGTTACCGAATGCGGTGTCAAGATCGTACTCGGAGAACGCCCACTTCACGCCATCAAAGGTCATCAGGATATAGTTCTTGTCGAGGTTATCGGTCAGTGCGAACATGGAGGTAATGATAAAGTAGTCCACGGCGCTGTCAAGATCCAGATACGGACTGAGTGCCGACTCCACATCTGCTGCGGTAGTGCCGCTGAAGTTCATAACAGCACGAATCAGGGTATTCACGCTGTCCTTGACCCACTGGGTATTGGATTCGTCCGGCACATACTCCATCTCGAAGTCGGTCTTATCCACCTTAGCTTCCTCAGCAAACTGCGTTCCCTTGGCGTGCGTTTCGGCCGTCAGGATACACTCCTTGGCTCCATCGGTCATACCGAACATCCACTTATCCTTCGGAATGTTCAGCGTGTAGATGCCCTGATACTCGTCGTTGATTGCCACCATGATAGGGAACCCATCAATGGCACCGCCGTTGGGCAGATCATACAGCTTTTCGTTGCGTTTCGGGCGAGTACGCACCGCCTGCCCCCACAGTTTGGCCGCAACGATGTTTCGGCAATGGCTGAAATCGATATAATTGGCTTTCAGGCAGTACTTCTTCTGAGCGCCCCACTTCTCAACGATCGTTCGCTTTTCATCGAAGGTGATGGTGAAGTTCTTCTTATCGTATGCGAGGCTGGAAGCACCTTGCCATTTCAGCGTACAGTTGCCAGTCAGCTCACCGTAGGCGTAGGCCAGCTTGACCTTGTTCTCCTTGCTGATTTCCTTCATGGAGCCGGTCAGTTTCAGGAGAGGCAGGTTGTAGCTTTCATACGGAAACCCGATGTCCTCCTCCGGTTCTTCCTCTTTCTCCTGTGCAAAGGCCAGCATATCTGTCTGACTGAGCTTGCCCTCGACCACATAGACGTGCAGGATATGATCCTCCAGCGTCATTTCCTTGCGGTAGTTGATACGCAGCCGGACATCCATCGAGGCATCCGGCGCAAAGGTCCCAAACGGAGACTTCTGCACATTGAAAGCAAGGCCCATACCATTCTGCTTGACGGCCGCGCCGGTGGTCTTGTCCACCAGCGTCATGTTGTAGTCCACCGTCTTATCGGTATCCCGGACAAGAATGGTGTAGGACTGCCCTGCCTCCAGATGGAAAACCTCGCTGATGTTGGTATAGGTCGTGGTGCTTGCCGTACCAAAGGTACCGTTCAACATGATGCCCGCCGGGTCCGGCATACCAATCGAATTCAAGCGGTAAACTCCCGTACCATCCAAGAATCCCTTATTGCCGAGCATCCGCACAAGATTCTTCTTGCGGACATCATCCTTGACAGCTGCCATCTCGGAAATGACCGCTGCAAGCGTATCGCTCTTGGGATAGGCGTAGAAGTCATCTGCACTCCAATCCTGACCCTCGTACATATAGGCATGGATCAGGTGGTTGCTGAACACAGCGCCGGTAGCATAGATGCCCATTTGGTAGTCGCCTGTCGTATCCGGGATAACCTGTTCAAAGCGCCCGCCGATTGCAGAGACACCACGGTTCGTACCACCCTGCTGCAAACAGGCACTGGAAGTGGTTCTATAGAAGAACATGGAATAAGGCGCGGGTGGGTCATCGTCCACGATATGCACTGTGTAGGCCTTTCCCTTTTCCAGATGCATCGGCTCGGAGATGCGAAGGATGGTCGCATTCAACTCACTGGACATCAGGCCATTGACAATGATACCCGCTCCATCCAAAACGCCGAGGGCAGTTGCCGTTGCCGACACATCGCCGGCATTGCTGCGAACCACCGAATCAATGGTCTTCACCATATTGTTCATCCGTGCTCGATCAGACACCGTCAAGATATTTTCCAAGCCATTGTGCGTGGAAATCCATCGAGCATCCTCGCGGTCAGACAATACCTGGACCCTCTGGTCTGCATCCACCTTGACCTGCAGGAGTTCAGAATACTCTGCCCACGAGCGCATCTGCTGCTCGGTATAGGCCCCCTCCACCAAATATACACGGATATGCTGCCCGTCAAAAGTCGTAGCCGTATCGCATACGACACGCGCACGGCAGGAGTAGTCCTTATCAGCAGTAAAGGTGTACACATGGCGGTTCTTCGTATTCACGGACACTGTTGCACCATTGATCTGAATGGAGCCGTAGGTCACTTCATCACCGAGGAATACCGTAAGGGCGGGACAATCTTCATCCTCACGCACAAGCAACGTATAGGTTTTTCCGGAAGTCAGCGGCACAAGGGTTGTGCAGCGGATGCTGTTCAGAGCCAGAGTACCACCCATATTGCCCACGATCTTCACGGATGCCTGATCGATATCGCTGTCCGCAATCATCTGAATCTTAGCATTTGTCTGCGGATTCGAGTCTCCATAGTTGATCGTTCGGAACAGATTCTTGCTCCGGACATTGTCATGCACAGCGGCCAGACTCGTAAAGCTCCCGTTGAGGTCGTTGAACTCCACAAGGCCACGAACTGTGTCGTAGGCGTAGACTCCTTCCAGAACAAACAGGTGCATCTCGCAATTTGGAAAATTCAAATCCTGGCTGGTATAGATACCCGGACGATAGTAACCGCTTTCATCCGGAGTAAACGTCACCGGGATAATTCCGTGAACACTAAAGCCCTTATTGAGGCCATCCACCTGCATACAGCCACTCTTGCTATTGCCATAGAGATAAACCTCACAAGATGGCATACTTTCATCGCTCCGGACGTACAGCGTATACTTTTTTGTTCTGTCGAGCCAGATGGACTCTCCGAAATACAGGGTATTTCTTCCCTGCTTGGGACCAAGGCTTCCATTGATGACCGTACCGGAGGCAACCCCCGAACTCACAGCCGTTGCACAAACCTGTCCGTCAGAGGCGCTTGCCTGAAAATCGATGGTGCGGATCATGTTGTTCCGGCGCAGCGGATCACTGATACGGTTGAGTGCGTTCAGATTACCAATCAAGCCTTTCGTGGCCGCGGATGCCTCTTTTGCCGGAAGATAGGTGCGGAGTTCGCTCTCCGAATAACGTCCTTCCACCAGATAGACCTGAATCGCACGATTGTCAAACACCGTATCCTGCTGCACCCAGATCCGCAGCTGATGCTTACCGGTCTGATGCGCCGGAATCAAACCACACGGGCTGTGAATGACATTGAATGCACGGGTCGCGCCGTTTTCCATGACATCTTTCCATGTGGTCTCATCCAACAGATAGACGGAGTATTCCAGATCCTTACGCTCATCCAACAGAAAGAGCGTATAGTCCTTCTCTTTATCCAGCATAAACGGGCTGGAAATCTGGACTGCATAGGTTCCAGCAGTCGGTCCCAGTTGTCCGTTCAGCACGGTTGCACCGAGGTTCAACGCACCAACTGGAGTCGATGTCCAAAGGGGTTCATTTTCTTCATTTTTCAGAATCACCTGTTTCATGACAATGAGATTGTTTTTTCTCACTTCATCTCGAACAGAGGCGATTTCTGCTACATTTCCCGACACATCAGCAACTGTAGAAAGCCCAAAGAAATCTCTCTGAGTATACTCGCCCTCCACAACGTACAGGTGAAGTTCATGATTCTCGAATTCACAGTTGGTCGAATAGATGCCTGCACGGAACATACCGCCGTTGTCGAACACAGCCGTTGCAATCTTCGTGTTTGCCGGCGTAAAGCCGCGGTTGATACCGCCAACCTGCAGACAGTTTCCCGTGCCCACCTCATAGAAGTAGATGCCATACCCCACCTTGGGGGTAGTCTCATCAATGAAAACGGTGTATGGCGTGCCCGCTTTGAATGCCATGGGCTCCGTAAAGCGCAGGACACTTACATCATTTTCCCCTTCCTTCAAGGCACCGTTGATGATGACACCAGCCCGGTCGCCATGTCCCAGCGAAACTGCTGTTGCCTTGACATCTCCAGAGGTATTGCTGGCACCGAAGTCCACCGTGTGTACCATATTCGCAGTACGCATGGCATCACTGACAGCAGCCATCCGGCCAATGTGGTTCACAGCCTCTTCCTGGTCTGCTCGTGCGCTCTCGAAACCGCTGCGGATATGCGCACCCAGATTCTCATGCGTGTTGCCGTCCGCATCCACACGAGCATCCAGAATCTCCGCATCCGAGGTCTTTCCCCCGGCAATGCTGTCCATCCGTTTGTTCAGCGTATCCTTGGCATCCTTCAGTTCCTGCCGGCCGGTGTTCAGGTCGGACTTGGCTTGTTCGACCTTGCCAGTCAACTCCGAACTGGTCTGTTCCAGATTCTCATTGACACGCTGTTCCGTTTCGGACAGCTCCTGACTGATCGCCTTGTGCGTATCATCCAGTTCCTTGCTGATTGCCGTATGGGTCTCCTGGAACTCCTGACTCATGGCATTCTTAACTGCTGTAACATCACTGTGCATCTGCTGGACATCCACGTCCACGTCCTGTTCCAGCTTCCGCATCTGTGCGGAATAATGGGCACACAGCGACCAGTAACTCTCATCTGCCAGCGAGACACCCACAGGCACAGCCTTACGGCTGATATAGCTGTCACCGGTCTCGCCGTCCAGCACGATCATCAAGGGTTCATAGGTCTTCTTCTGGTCCCAGACACCCACATGGTCCGGTACCACTCGCTTGCCAACAAACTCTCCCATTCTAGTTCCTTTCCGGCTTACGCCTCGTTGTATCTCACGATGAGGTGTCCCTCATCGTCCATCTCAAAAATCAGACCCAGCGCATCCCAGCTCTGGAACACCAAATGTCCATCCATATTGATGGACGAGGTGACCATGCCTTCCGCGATATCCTTCGCCACTTTATCAATGGTGCTGGACACAGACCCCTGCGCCAGTCCAAGCTTATCGTCCGAGCGCATCACGAGGTATCCGTCATCGGTGATGAGGAATTCCAGGATGCCCTTGGCGGCAGCATCCAACGCCTGCTTATAGGTCAGCGTGGCGATCTTGCCGTTCTTGACCGCTGCACGAGCCACATTCAGCACCAGACTGAACGAACCGATCACATCTCCCTCATCGGACAGAAGGTAGATGTCAATCGGGAACCTGCCGTATACTTCGGTCATAAAGGATGTGACCGTCAGGATGACCGCACCGTCATCTACGAACACAAGGTCCGGGCGGGTCTCACTGGAATACTGAAACACTGCACCGTCCGGCCGAGTAGCCGAGTAGCTGACGATGGTGTCCTTACTGACCTTATACTCCAGCGAGTTCTGATACAGCCGACACCGCACTTTTCGGGCTTGGTTGTCGTACTGCTTGACCGGGATGTGGGTCGGGATCAGATTCTCTGTGAATGACAGTTCCACGTCCTGAAACACCGTGAACGACTTAGTCACCAGTGCCTCCTGCGCCGGTTCCTCCGCTGTCTGTACCACTGCTTTCGCCTTCCTGTTTGCCATCTTCTTCGCCTCCTCCCTCTGTCGGGGTATCCGGATCGGGCTCAGGCGTTGTCGGCTCATAGCCTACCGTCTGCCAAATTTCTCCGTCCCACAGCTTCAGCCGCAGGGCGGTTGTATCGATCCAGAGTGCATTCGTTTTCGGATTCTTTGGTGCTGCCTCCTGCGCACAGATGGGCGGAGCATACCGCTCATCCAGTTTCGCAAGCAACGTTTCGGACAGCTTATCCGCTGTTCCGTACCGCTCGTCCAGCTTTTTAATCAGCTCTTCTGACAAGGCAGACGCGGTTTTATATCGTTCATCCAACTGTGCAAGCAGCACCTCGGACAGCTTATCTGCCGTACCGTAGCGTGCGTCCAGGCTTTTGATGAGTTCTTCCGACAAGGCGGATGCCGTCTTATACCGCTCATCCAACTGGTCGAGCAGTTCTTCAGTCAGTTCTCCGGCTTTCTTATAGCGTTCATCCAGCTCCTGCAGAGTGTTCTCCAGCAGCAACGCCGTCTTGACCGGGGAATCGTCTTTTTCCCAGCCATAGCCCCATGTTTTTCCGCCGTCCGTGGAAATGAAAAATCCCGCTGGGCTGTTTTTCCACGCAAAGGTAGACTTTGCCAGTGACCCGGCATTGAAGGCATACCGCACGGTTTCGCCGTTCACCTCGGTCACGTTCTGGTAGTGCAGACCGAACAGGCCGGCCAGCAGGGTGCCGTCATAGACCATCGACACGGAAATGCCGCCGATCTGCTCACCCATGCTGGTCTCTACACGGAGCGCGGTGTTGTAGGCTTCATTGGCTGTGTTCCGGATGCTGCTCAGTGCCGTGGTCAGTGACGAGTTCCGGCTGCTGACCGTGGAGTTCGATAGCGTGATGCCTTCGTAGCGTTCCAGCAGACAGTCGTATTGTGTTTCGGTCACCTTGGAGCTGACCTCGATGCCGAGCTTGGAAATAAACACATGGACGGTATCGCACAGACTCACCTGCTCCGCTTCCACCACATCCTCATAGTCCGGGGTATTCCAGAGCTGGATAAAGTCGATGTCGATATCCACCTGTGGCTCGGTCAGGCTGGTGTTCTTCAGATAATCCTGTGCAAAGGAGCGCATCATCTCATCCGTGGGCTTATCCTGAAATCCACTGGTGCAATCCAGTACTGTGATCTTCTGGTACGGCACCGACCGCTGCTCCACCAACACCACCTTTTCCGGCAACTCCGTCACCTCGCCGGTCTCGGAATTCTGCCAGTACGGATGTACACCCGTGATTACGCTCTCAATGTTCCTCTCCATCTTGAAGTCGATGAGGTTTTTGCCGTAGACGATATGCACGCCGTGGTCTGCGCCCCGATGATGATGGAGCTTGACGGTGTATCGGTCCCACTCGTACTCTCCGCCAAAGGTGTCCAGCACCGAGCCGTCGATACCGCCGAGGCAGTTCCGAAAAGAGGACGGCACCGAGAGCCGAAAAGAGGCGCTGGAGGAGATATCCGTCCAGACCTCAAAGGGGCACTCGGATGCCGCGTGGTTTCCCAGCCCCGCCAGCGCACCGGTGCAGCTGGTCGTGGCAAAAGGAGAAACCGTAATGAAGTTTAGCTGATACGAGATGTGCCTTGCCTTGACAGTCAGCTTGCCGTCAATCGGCGTTGCGATTTTGTAGATACGGAACGGCTGCGGTCTGCCTGTGTCGGATGGCTTTGCAAGGATGATGTTCCCTTCTTCCAGCTGATCCGCATGGATACCATCTGCTGGGTAGACCATCTCCAGCTCAAAGCTGCCATTGCGCTTTTCCGTCACCACACAGGAATGAGCATCTGCCATCTTGCCGATGCCGTTGTTGTCAAACTTTTTCTCCATGGATGCATACAGACAAGGGATCATCCCGCTCCACCTCATTCCTCACAGCGTCCACCAGCGCGGAGTCACTTCCACCGCCGTAATACCGCCCGTCCATGCGATCTGCGTCTTTCCTGCCGGCAGTTCCGGGAAATCATCCGAGAGGATGGTCTCATTGCAAAAGCCGCCCTCATTGTAGGCATTGTGCGTCTCGCAATTCAGCAGAACATAATCCTTAATGCTGTGGATGGTAATGGATTCATCGCCCACATACAGCACACCGCCCGAATCTCCGTAGACCTTGAAGACGGGCTGTGACGGGAATGCGAAGGGGTTCATGAGGTTGCTCCGGCTTTCCAGCCGTACCGTCCTCTGTCCTTCCACACTCCACCGCTGAGGCTTGCAATTGAACACCAGATCCATCTTTGCGGCTTTCTGTGCCGTCACATCGAACTCCATCGCTTCGGTGCAGACCGCCATTCGGAAGAAGTCCGGGTCATAGGTATCCTGCAATTTCTGGTAGCCGACCGGAGATAGTAGCCACGACTTGACCGCTGCGGTCTTGGCGGGCAGACCGTTGAAGAAGAACGCCTCATACTTGATATCCACATTCTGATACCGCCGCCGACCTGCTCTTGCATTCTCGCTGATGATGTCTCCGTTTCTGCCAGGGACCGATGTGCTTTCCACATCCGCTGCCGGGGAATCGTACACACCGGGTCCGGACAAATATAAAAGGAAGTCCTTGCTGGACTTACCGGCAAAGGACAGATACTGCCGTGCAAACCTGCCCTTCAGATCAAACTGGGATACTGTCTTTTTCTCAGGCAAATAGCCCATACGCATCACCTCTTACTTGTAAACCGAATCGTCCTGGTCGATCATCTCATTGATCTTGTCAGCTACGATCTGTGCCAGCTCGTTATCGTTCCGGGCGTTGTAGCCGTTCACCGTGATGTGAACGCCGCCCAGATTCGTGTTCTTTGTTGTTCCGCCGCCGGCCAGAGCAGCCTGCGGAAGATTCCAACCGCTTGTGTTCATCCGGGGCATATTGATCTCCGGCAGGCTGAAGGAGCAGATTCCCGCCATCCCCTGCTGAACCTTAGAGGCCATAGATCGGATCTGCTTCAGCAGACCGTCCTCGCTGTCCCTGATGCCTCCAGTCAGCAGCTTCATGAAGTCAGGCATATAGGTGTCGGCATCGGCCAGCGGTCCTTCGTCCGGCACCGAGAAGTGCAGGAAACTGCGGATGCCGTTTGCCACGCTCTTAGCGGCATTGCCGACCCACGACACGCCTTTCTTGATGCCTCCAGCGATACCGCTGACCACATCCTTGCCCCAGTTCACCGCCGAGGAAGCCACGTTCTTGACGCCGCTCCAGATGGAGGATGCCACGTTGCCGATGGCAGACGCCGCATTGGAGATGCCATTCTTAATGGCAGTCACACCATTGGAGAACACAGAAGTGACTTTATTCCAGATGTTGGTCACGCCCTCACGGAAACCATCGCAGTTCTTCCAGAGAGCGGTCAGCCCAAGGCCGACACCGCCGACTGCGGCCACCGCAATACCAGCAGGGCCAGCAAGACCAGCCAGTGCTGTACCTGCCGAGGCAAGCACACCGCCAGCCGAAGAAGCGATACCAGCCAATGCACTGCTTGCACCGGCTGCAAGACCAGACACCGTTGTGCCAACAGAACCGAACAGCCCCGCAATCGCAGAACCAGCTGAGCCAGCGATGCCGCCCAGCGTGGAGCCTACACCGGAGAGCAGCCCGGACAGGCTGCTGCCAACACCGCCGAGCTTGGAGAGAACACCAGTCGCAACGCTGCCGAGGTTCGACAAGATGCCGGTTCCGCTGCTGCCAAGGCTGCCCAGCTTCGAGATGACACCGGTGACACCTTGTCCCAGACCACCCATCTTGGAGGTCAGCCCGGAGATCAGATTGCCGAAGTTTGAGACGATCTGTCCGCCATCGGCGTTGCCGATTTTCGACAGGAAACTCCCCATCTTCGACAGCAGACCACCGCCGCCATCCGTTCCCAGTGCATTGCCGAGGTTCGTGAGCGTCTCGCCCAAGCTGCCGAAGGTACTCTTCATGGAGCCGAGCTTGTCCACGATTCCGGTGACAGTACTGACCGTATCGCCCACCTTACTGATACCCTCACCCAGACCTTTCAGGAAATCCGAGTTGAAGGTGTCACCGAGGCTGCGGATCGCGTTGCCCAGAGAACTGGTCTGGTCGCTCAAGTCTCCGATAGAGGTCTTCATGTCGGAGAATCCCTGCTTCACTTCATCGCTCATGCTGCTAACCGATGTTTTGGTGATCTTTTCAAGGTCACTCCAGACAGACCTAAACTCTCTGGTCATGCCGTCCAGACCATTCATAAGCCCAGTTCGGATGCCGGATGCCAGCCCGCTTGCAGCCGACCGAACTCTACTTGTGCTGCCGCTGATCGTAGAGGCAAAGCCACTCACCACCGACTTCACCTTGTCGCCCATGTCTCCCACGGGCGTGTTCAGGTTGGTCTTCATGGAGCCAGACAATGTCTTGACGGCCTTGACGACCTTGTCTTGATTCTTCTTGATGCCGCTTGCCAGCAGCTTCATGAAGTCAGGCATATACTCGTCCGCATCAGACAGAGGGCCAGTGTCAGGCACAGAGAAGTGCAGCAGACTTCTGACTTTGCTTGCCACGTTCTCTGCGGCCCGGACGACCGAGCCTGCCGCCGCACGAACACCGGCCGCCATCTGGGAGCAGATGTCACTGCCCCAGCTGTATGCCGAAGAAGCAATGGAGCTGAGAGAGTTGAAGTTGCTCTTGATGCTGGACACACCGGAAGAGACCGTGGAGCGCAGATTGGACATGGCACCGGACACCATCGACTGCACGCCGGAGAAGGTAGAGCTAGTCGTGGACTTCACGCCGTTCCAGCCCGAAGAAACCGTAGACTTCACTGCGTTCACAGCCGAAGATGCCGTGCTGCGGATGGTGTTCCAGCTGGAACTGAGTACCGACTGGATGCTCGACCAACTGCTGCTGGTCAGGCTGCGGAGGTTGTTCCATCCCGCCGTGACGGAACTCTTGACCGCATTGACTGAGCTGGTGGTTGCACTCTTGATGCTGTTCCAGCTCGTATTCAGCACGGTCTGGATGGAATTCCAACTGGACGTTGTCAAACTTCGCAGATTCGTCCACCCGGTCGTGACGGAAGTTTTCACTGCGTTGACCGATGCTGTTGTCGCACTCTTGATGCTGTTCCAGCTCGTGTTCAGTGCCGTTTGGATGGAACTCCAACTGGATGTTGTCAACGTGCGCAGGTTTGTCCATCCATTGGTAACGGAAGTCTTCACTGCGTTCACGGCTGTGGTGCTTGCCGTTTTAATGGAATTCCAGCTTGCCGTCAGGCTCGACTGGATGCTGGACCAGCTGGATACCGTCAGGGAACGAAGCTGTGTCCAGCCGTTCGTCACTGCGGTCTTCACACTGTTCAGGCTGGTTGTCACGAAAGTCGTAATTCCGGTCCATGCCGTAGTGAGGTTGGTCTTGACCGCATTCCATGCCGTAGTGGTATCCGAAGCGATGCCGGACCACGCTGCCGACATGGATGCCTTGATGCTGTCGATCTGGGTCGTCACAGACTGTGCCATGCCAGTACAGGCAGTCGATACGGAGGTAGACACACCCGACCATGCGGTCTGGGCTTCCGCCTCCACACCGGACCATGTGTTAGAGGTATCCGTTTTCATCTGGGTGGTAGAGTCACTGGTCTTGCCGGTGATGGCATCCCAGATACCACCAAAGAATCCGGAGATTCCTTCCCATGCGCTAGAGATGCCGGACTTGATACCCTCCCACGCAGTGCTTGCCGTAGACTGGATGCCTTCCCATGCTCCAGACAGCCCGGTGGCCACCGTTTCTACCGCCGAGGTCACGCCGGACTGGATACCGTCCCAAGCTGTAGAGATCGCACCCTTGATGCCATCCCACGCAGATGAGGCAGTTGTCTGGATGCCCGTCCATGCAGTCGAAAGCCCAGAGCCGAGCGTCTCAACCGCACTGGACACAAAGGAGGAGATTCCCTCCCACGCGCCGGAAATGACACCCGAAATGCCCTCCCACACAGTCGATGCCGCCGACTTGATGTTCTCCCAGGCTGTAGACCAGTCGCCGGAGATCACGCTCATGACCGTCGAGATGACGGCCGAGATTGCATCCATAACCCCGCTGACCACGCCGGAGATTGCCTCCCAGACCGTAGAGAATACCGTCTGCAAGCCGGTCAGGATACCGCCAAGGAAATCCGAGATTCCGGTGAATGTCGACTGTGCGTTCTCGTCCATCTCACCGGTTTTACCCGTGAAGAACGAGACGATGCCGTTCCAGATACCCTCGAAGAAATCCTTGATCCCCGTCCAAACGCCCGTGAAAAATGCCGAGATTCCATTCCAGACGGTAGATGCTGTGGTCTGGATGCCCGTCAGGATGCCGGAGAAGAAATCGCTGATTCCTGTCCAGATCCCCTCAAAGAAGCCCTTGACGCTTTCCCAAACGGTGTTCCAGTCCGTACCGAACCAGCCGAGGAACACATCTGCTACACCCTTCAAGGTGTTCAGCACCGTAGAGAAGATAGACTTGATGCCGTTCCAGATGCCGGAGAAAATGTCCTTGACTGCCTCCCATGCGCCGCTCCAGTTGCCCTGGAACAGGTTGGAGAAAACATCGAACAGACCAATAAGGGTATCGAGGACCGTTCCCAGTACAGTGGACACGACCTGAAAGGCACCCTCGAACACAGGAGCCAACACCTGACAGAATCCATCCCAGACTGCTTTCAGCACCTCGACGATATCCTTGAAGTCAAAGCCGAGGGCATTGAGCCGCTGGGTCAGTTGGTCGCAGAAGCCGCGCACCTTTTCGACGATTCCGTTCCAGATGTTGGTGATGGCGGTGCGGAACTCCTCATTGGTGTTCCAGAGGTGAATGAAGGCAGCGACCAGCGTACCGATGACGGCTACGACCGCCATAACCGGCGCCGAGACCCCACCGAGTGCTGCGCCCAGCTTACCGAACAGTCCGGTTGCACCGCCCACCCGGATGGAGAGCAGTCGGATGCCCTTTGCCAGCGAACTGAATCCTCGCAGAGCCGTACCAACTGTCGATATGGTCTTTCCCAGTACAATGAGCAGCGGACCGATGGCCGCAGCCAGAGCCGCCACCTTGAGGATGGTTTCTCTGGTGCTGTCATCCATGCTGTTGAGCTTGTCCACGAATGCCTGCACCGCCGACACGATCTTGCGGATGGTGGGCATCAGGAGGTCGCCAAAAGAAATAGCCAGCTCTTCCAACTGAGATTTCAGAATGGTGAGCTGACCATTTAAGTTGTCCTGCATGGTTTCTGCCATGCTCTCCGCAGAACCGTCACAGTTCTCGATGGCACCACGGAGCTTGTCGATGTCACCTTCGCCGGCATTCATCAGGGCAAGGAAACCGGACATGGCGTTCTTGCCGACCAGCGATTCGGCATTGGCTGCCTTTTCGGATTCGGTCAGACCGGAGAACGCCACACGGCAGTCCGCAAGGATATCGTTCAGGCTTCTCATGCTGCCGTCCGCATTGCTGGTGGCGATAGTGACCTCGCCGATGTTCTTGCCTGCAAATGTCACTTCGCCAGCAAGGTTGTTCATGATGGATCGCAGCGAAGTACCTGCCTGTGATGCCTTGATACCGCTGTTTGCCATGAGGCCGATGGCTTCTGCGGTGTCCTCTGCGCTGAAACCCAGCGCACCGGCGATAGGCGCACAGTACTTGAAGGTCTCGCCCATCATGCTGACGTTGGTGTTTGCATTGGACGATGCCGCAGCAAGAATGTCCGCAAAGTGTCCAGAATCCGCGGCCGACAAACCAAAGGCAGTCAGCGCATCCGTGACGATATCAGAGGTAGTCGCCAAGTCCTCACCGGATGCAGCGGCAAGGTTCATGATGCCCTCGATGCCATCCAGCATGTCGGATGTCTTCCAACCGGCCATCGCCATATATTCCATAGCGGAGGCGGCTTCGGAGGCGGAGAACTTTGTCTTGGCACCCATCTCGCGGGCTTTTTCACGCAGGGCATCAAAGTCAGAGCCGGTCGCGCCGGAAATGGCGGCGACCTTGCTCATCTCCTGGTCGAAGTCTGCCGCTGTTTTGACAGCCGCTGTACCTAAGCCCGTAACGGCTGCCGTAACAGGTAAGAACTTTTTGCCCACACCCTCGACCTGAGAGCCGACCGTCTGGAGCTTTTCCCCCACCGCATCGATCTTGGCAAGGGTCGTATTGGTTACCGCCGCCTGTTCCTGCAGGGATTTGAGGTTCTGCTCCGTCTCCACGATCTCACGCTGGAGTGCATCGTACTGGTCCTGCGTGATCTTGCCATCTGCAAGCTGCTGATTGGCCTGCTCTGCCGCCGTCTTTAAGGTGGTGAGCTTCTCCTTGGTGGCTTCGATAGCCTCCTTCAGCATCCTCTGCTTCTGGGTGACAGCCTCGGTGTTGGAGGGGTCCAGTTTCAGGAGCTTGTTGACATCCTTCAGCTCAGACTGCGTTGTTTTGATGGTTTTGTTGACGCTTTCCAGTGCCTTGGAAAGTTTTGTAGTATCGCCGCCGATCTCAACGGTAATGCCTGCGATTCTGGATGCCATGCGGATAACCACCCCCTTCTGGGCATAAGTAAAGGCCCATCCGCACAAGGCGAATAGGCCGAGAGAAATATGATACTCGTAAGACAGTAACTCGTGAGTTACTTTTTATGTGGGCTTAAAAATTTACAATTCTATCGTTGATATGAGCCGGAAAAAGAGCTATACTTAAATTGAGAAATTGTACTCAAAGGAGGTACGCCCTATGAGTGAACATCAAATTGACATTGCGGATATGCAGTGCTGGGTTTTCCGTATGGCTCAAGCCAAGTGGAAAAAGTCTCCCGAAGCCTGCACGAAGATATTTCAGGATAATGATGTGTTTGGATTCATTGCCAGATGCTATGATTTTCTCCATTTAAGCAGCTACGAGTGCGCCTTGGACGATGTCGAGGAAATGCTGAGGAATCGAGGTGTTTCCGTATGCTGACATTAACAAACGGAATGCTCCTCTACCACGGTAGTTTCACGCAGGTATCCGAAATTGATCTTAACAAATGCAAGCAAGGCAAAGATTTCGGACGCGGTTTCTACGTCACAAGCTCCTACAAGCAGGCCCAAGGGTTTGTTCCGCTGTCTGTGAACAAACAAGTCAACGAGGAAAGACTGCCTGCCGGTACAACGATGGGTTACATTTCTGTTTTCAAACTTCATTTGAATCCTGACCTCGCCATTCACTTGTTCAACGCTGCGGATAGGAATTGGCTGCATTTTGTAGCTTCAAACCGTAGAAGAACATTGTTCCCAGATGTCCAGGAGCAGTATGCCAAGTTTGATATCATCGGAGGGAAAATTGCCGATGATCAAACTGCTCGTACCTTGCAGCTCTACACCACACGCGCTTACGGTGAGCCCGGCTCCGAAGATGCCGACAGCTTCGCTATCAAAGCACTACTGCCGAATCGTCTGGAAGACCAGTTCTGCTTCTGCAACGAAAAGGCTATCCAATCTCTCGAATTTGTAAGGAGTGATTTCTATGACTTCAAGCACCTATAATATCAGCGATGAACAGCGCGAAACTTGTGCTGTAAACGTCATGCGAGCAATGCTCGAAGATTACTGCACCGAAACAGGTGCTCCCTTCAATCAGGCTTTCTTTGAGTTTTCGAGTTCTCCTGCTTATAAGGAGCTGTTCGATTACTCCACTGGTCTTTGGATGGAGGGTCCCGATTATCTCCGCAATGTCTTTGAAGATACTCGCAAGCCCACCGATTCTGCTTCTGCATAGGAGTTCCGCATGACCGAAAGAGAAATTGACATAGCAGATATGCAATGCTGGGTTTTTCGCATAGCACAGACCAGATGGCATATTTCACCTATCGAATGTGCTGAACTATTCAAAAAGTACGATATACTCGGATATATCTCCGAATGTTACGACTTGCTCTGTACATACAGCTATTATCATGTTGTTGATGACGCTGAAGCAATTTTAGCCGGCCACAATGTCCTTGTAAACGATATCAATTCTCTAAAACAAGCTGCGTCTCCCTTTATTTCCGAAGAAGAGATGTTTCGACGTCTCGGTATCACTGAAGATGACCTTGTTGGTTTTGAAGATGTTGAAATCGAATAGGACTGTATATCACAGTATTTTCCCGCCTGGCAATCGCTGGGCGGGGTTTTCCTTTATCCTCACAAACTTTCGTGCTTATTTTGCAATCAATATAAGCACGAAAGTTTGATCAGAACCGGTCAAAGTCTGCCTGCGATGCCAGCTCCTGATACGGATACTCATCGTTCTGCCGCTCTGTGAACATGTCATTGACCAACCCGATTGTCAGCAAGTCGAGGTCGGCGATGCTGATACCGAGCTGCACACAGCGCAGCATAAAGAGCGGGGTGGTCATTACCCGCTCACTTTTGCGAGGTTTTTTCTTGCCTCTACCTCCGTCTGGACATTCAGACCCCACAGTTCGATGAGCTGAGGCAGAATCTGGTAGATGGAGAAGGTATTGAAGTTCTCCAGCCACTCATCCGGGGTGTCCGGCACCTGATCAGGATGGGCGTGCTTCGCCATAATATAGGCGATATTCTCGAACATCTCCAGACTAAACAGGTCAAGGCTGGAGCTTTCCTCATCGTTATCCCCCACGCTCTTTTCCAAAGAACGCAGGTCTTTGTAGATATCCCGGCCGAACTTAATGCGATACAGCCTCGGCACGGCTGCGCTGGCGCGGAAATCAACCTGCTGTCCATCGATCTCGATTTTCTTTGTAATAGCCATAAGTCAAATCCTCCATTTCATGTAGAAAGGGCAGAGCCTCCGCCCTGCCCTCAGTTCGTGTCGTGCTTACTCTGCTGGGTCGATACTGACCAGTGCATTGCTGCCGCTGACGGTGGGCAGCTTGCCATCCCATTTCTGGATCTTCTGGTACTCGATCAGAGGTTCCGACAGGCTCTCTGCAATCTTGCGGTTCGCTTCGGCCTGAGCATCTGCGGCAATGGAAGTCTTCTGTGCCTCCGCTTCTGCCTTGGTGATTGCCACCTGCTTGTCCGCTTCTGCCTTGGCAATGGCAGCCTCGTTCTCGATCTTCTGCTTTGCGGCATTCTGCTGGGCGATGGATTTCTGCTGGATAGCGGCATTGTATGCCTCCTCGAAGTCCATATCGTTGATGACCACCTTATTGATATACACGGCACCCTCACCGTACTTCTGGTTCAGGGATTCTGCCAGTTTCTGTTGTGCCAGAGGTTCAACCTTGGTACGATTGGTGACCTCCTCAGGACCCAGCTCAGACATAGCAGACTTAATGGCAGATGCCACCAGCTCGTCACCCAGCAGATTCTTGATATCAGACACATTGGCGTACAGCCATGCGCTCTTTTCGGGAAGCACCTGATAGGTCACAATGACATCTGCGGCATACACCGGAGTCTTATCGGAGGCTTCACCCCAGATCTGTGCCTCGATGTGCTTGTCTTGCTGCTTGTTGTTGACGGTGTGGATGCTCTGGACGAACGGAACGGTGAAGTTCAGCTTACCGCTTTGGATGGTCGTTTCCTGGATCTGACCAAAGCTGGTTTTCACGCCGGTGTATCCGGTCGGTACGATGGTCACAGCCCTGCACAGCAGGAAAGCCACAAAGATGACAGTAAACAGGGAAAATACACGATGCTTTTTCATATTAGAAATCTCCTTACACAATAATGTAGTGGCAGAGCCGAAGCCCTGCCTCGTTTTCATCAGCCCTGAGGATCAGTCTCCTCAGTCCCCATACTGGATGCCTCAGACTGCGGCTCGTAGACCTTTTCGTACCACTTGTTGTAGACATCATCGCTGGTATTAGTGCCGGTCTTGGCCTTGACATAGCCATTTGCCAGCGGAGTTGCCTGCAGGGTCAGGGTGTCGGTCTTGACCTCCTTGCTGTCCTCGTTGGTATCACCTTCGATGGACGGACGGCTTGCCACACAGTTGTACATAACATGGCGGATATGCCGCTGGTCGCCATCGAACTCGAACAGGAACGCGAAATGCTCCAGTTCTGCGTTGGCGTTTTCCGCCAGAACGCCGTTGCCATCCAGTTCCTCGTGCATGATATCCGTGAGGAAGGACTCCGGAATCAGGGCGATTTCCAGATCACCCTCATAGCCGGAGTTGTTATTCACGACATAGTAGGCGATATTGTCCGCATAGAACGGCTCAATATCACCATTGGCATCCAGGGACAGACTGACCGCACCAGGGATGCGTACCGGGGTATCGTAGGTAACGCCGCCGTCCTCGTCAAAGGTTGCCTTGGCGTAATGGCAGTTTTTCAGGCCGTACTTGACCTTGTTGCTTTTCTTACCCATTGCTTTCTCCTCTCGTGAAAAAAGCCCTGCGGCTGACTCAGACGGTCAGCTCATACAGGACTTCATACATCTTTTCCGTCTCGATCCAAGCCTCGCTCTTTTCATAGAAAAGCTCGTGGGCGGTCAGGACTTCTTCGATTGCTGCCTCCGTATCCGGATCTTTGTAATCGGTGTACACCTCAATGTCCAGCCGATTGAAGTGGTGGTACACGATGCCGTCCGCACTAAAATTTGCGGCTTTCGGATACAGAAAACAGATGAATGGCGGATCAGGGCTTTCCCCTTCTGCAAAATGGTCATACGCATAGGGCAGCCCCATTTCTTCCACCATCGCTTTGACTTCTGCGTGGGTCATGGCATCCTCCTACTTCAGTGCTTTCTCGATGAGGCTTTGGAGCAGCTCGACCCCCTCCTGCTCGGCAGGAGCAATGTGCGGTCTTGCCGCCACACGCCCACCGCCGCGCTTGGCGTGGCCCTTTTCCAAAAGATGCGTCAGCTGGTATCGGTCTTTGGAATGGACGACCATCTGAAGGCTCTGACTGGATTCCTCCTGTTTGGTCGCCACCCAGCTCGACTTATACCGACCGGTCCGGGATGGCGCGCCGGCCTCGATTTCCTCCTTGACCGTCTTTGCCGATTTCCGAACCGCTCGTTTGACCTCGGAGGATGCCAGCTTCGCATATTCCTGCAAGCCCTCGTTGATGGCTTCTGCCATTCCGTCGATACTCACGGTCTTGCTCATTTCTGCCTCCGTTCCAGCCGACAATGCAGCTTGATGGTCTTTTTACCATAGTTCATCGGGTCCACGGACGTGATGTCGTAAAGCTCTCCACGGAACAGGACCCGGAAACCGGTGGAGGTCAGCTTATTGACCTCGCTACACCAACGTACTGTGAACACAACGCTTTTCTGTTCGGCCGTGACTTCACCTTCATCCTCCTGCGCCTCAAAGGTCGAAGCGTAGGCGAAGCAGGTGTAATAATCCACCCATGCGTTCCGATGATTTCCGACCTTATCGGTCATGTGCTTACTTTGCTGGATCGTGATCCTCTCGTTCAGCTTATCGATCATCAGAACACCCCCTCCCTCACAGCGAACAGAATGGAACGAAGCGTCAGCATCAACTGCTTATGGTCCGCTTCGTCCCGGTGCTCGTACAAATAGCCCAGTGCATACAGAATTGCCACACGGCAAGTGCTGCGGAAGGCTTCCAGCTCCCTCGTCGGTGTGACCCCGTTCTCGGCATCCCGGTCAGCGGCATTGACTGCCTCCCACTGGTCATCTGAAAGCCGGCCCACATCCTTGCACATCTGCTCGGCCGAGGAAAGCAGGATACCGATCAGGGCATCTTCATCCCCGCTGTCCACGCGCAGATAGGTCTTCGCTTCAAAAAGCGGGATCAGTGCCATGATCGGTCATCCCCCTCTCTTATCAGCCGCCGGCAGCCATCTGGAGGAGCTGCACGGACTCGGGCAGGATCAGCTTGCCATCGACACGCTGAGTGGTCAAGAAGCCGACCTGATCCGTGCGGGCATACAGCTCGTTCAGGCGACGGAAAGTGCGGTTCTGGCGGTCAGCCACCCAGTAGTAGCTGTAGTCACCAAAGGCCATGACCTTGTTGCCGCCCTTGATCTCCGGCATGAAGGCGGATGTCTTCAGGGGACGGTTCAGCAGAGTATCGGGCTTGCCGATCTCCAGACCAGGCTTCCAGATATAGTTGCCGTTGTTGTCTTTGATGGTCATCAGCTGCAGCACCAGTGCCTCGTTACAGAGGAACTGCGCCTTCTTGCGGTAAGGAGCCTTCAGTGCGTAGTACAGCTTGAAGATCTCATCGAAGGTGACAGCATCCTGCTTGGCAGCCTTGACACCGATCTTTGCACCGCCGGTCTCAGCCAGCAGACCCAGAGGCTTACCAACACCGTCACCGGTGATGAAGGCACGCTCCTCCGCATTGCCCATACGCACACCGAACCGGCGTGCAATATAGGTGGCGAGGTCGAAGGCAGAATCGTTCAGCAGCTCGTTGGAGATCTTGATCATGGTACCCAGCTTATAGGCAGACAGCATGGTCTGGCCGAAGGTCGCATCGCTTTCGGGGATTTCCTCACCCTCATCGATCCAGCTTGCCTCGCCGGTATCCTCTGCGATGGGGATCTTGCGGGTGCCGGAGCTGGTACGGATGACGGTCGCCATGCCGCGGAAGATGTTGTTCTCCTCCAGCGCCTCCACCAGCTTCTTCTCGAACTCATCGGGAACGGTAAAACCGCCCTCGGTGTCCTCGCCCACAGACAGGGCATTGCGGACCTCGCCGTAATGACCACGGTTGCGAATCATGTTCCAGAAGTTCTCGGCGTACTCGGCAGTAGCAGTCGGCTTCACATCCTTCTTGCTGCCGTTCTTGGGATCGGCATGGACGGGGTTGGAAGTGGGCGCAGACAGCTGTGCCTCGATCTGTGCCTGCTGTTCCAGTCGCTCGATCTCAGCACCCAGGTCCTTGACCTCCTGTGCCATCTTGTTGTACTGCTCCACAGCCTCGGCCTTGACCAGACCGTTATCGCCGCGGTTCTTTTCCAGGAAATCCTTGGTCTGTTCCCAGAGGGTATTGCGCTTGGTGCGCAGTTCCAGAATCTTACTCATAGTCGTATACCTCCATGAATTTCGTGTTTTCGGCATGAAAAAAGCCGGGGCGCATCACTTCATGCACTCCAGCTGTTTCATCAGGACGTTGTAGGAGTAATCCCCTTCCTCCGTTTTGCCGTCCATGTCAAGGACAGGACCGGCTTCCGCAGGGAGATCACTGGGCGGCTCCGTTTGAGCCGCAGGGGTATCAGGCTTGACTCCCAGACGATTCAGGACGATTAGATCCATCTGACGGCTGGAGAAAAGGTGCCCTGCCGCATCCTTTTGGATCGACTGCTTTTCTTCGCCCTCGCCCGGCTCCTCATCGGGAGTCTGTTCCGGTTCTTCGGATGCTTTCTGCTTTGCTTCAAAGAGCACCTCATCCGCAAAGCCCAGCTCCACTGCTTTCTTGGCATTCATCCACGTTTCGTTGGACATGAGGTTTGCAATGCGGGCATGGGTCAGACCGCTTTTGGCTGCATAAGCGTTGATGATGCTTTCCTTGACCTCATTCAGCACCTCGATGGCTTTCTCCATATCCTTGGTATTCCCCATCGCAACGGTACTGGGGTCGTGGATCATCAGCATAGCAACCGGGCTCATCTGGACGGTATCTCCGGCCATGGCAACAACGGATGCCGCAGATGCAGCAATCGCATCGATCTTGACCGTGATGCTGCCCTTGTAGTCCTTGAGCATGGTATAGATTTCGGCAGCAGCAAACACATTGCCGCCCGGACTGTTGATCCAGACGGTCACATCACCCTCACCGGCATTTAGCTCATCCCGGAACATCTGCGGTGTAATTTCATCACCCCAGAAAGATTCCTCGTCGATGGGACCTTCCAGCCGGAGGGTTCTGGTCTCGTCACTGTCCTTGATCCAGTTCCAGAACTTTTTCATATGGCTCTCCTTTCTTTCTGTCGTTTTGGCGTACTCTCACTCTGCCGGTTTTCGCTGTCAGGGGTTTCTTCCTCCGGCTGTGTCTGCTGAGGCTGATTCTGCTGGGCCGCGGCAGCCTTGTTCTGCTGCGCCAGTCCAGCATCCTTCAGCTTCACATAGCCACCGTTGAGGTAGTAGTCATCACCGCCCTGGTCAGCCGGGATCAGATCCATGTTTTCCAGACGATGGATATCGTTAGGAGACAGAAAACCATTGCTGATGCCGGTGGCATAGCCGTTCATCCGGCTCTGGTAGTCGCCGCGCAGCAGACCGTCCACATTGAACTTCGGAAAGTAGGTATCCTGCTCTTCCTCCAGCAGCAGATCCTTGATGATGCCCTGCTCAATGCGGACGAGCCACGGAGTCAGGGAATGCATCACGAAATTCAGCGACTGGTATTCAATGTTGGAGAAGGTCGCTCTGGAAAGATCCGCCACGAGATGCGGAGGCACACGGAAGATACGGCAGATTTCCGTCACAGAGAACTGCTTTGTTTCCAGAAACTGGCTATCCTCCGGCGGAAGGGAGATGGGCTTGTAGGTCATTCCTTCTTCGAGCACCGCCACACGATGGGCGTTGGCTGCGCCACCGTATGCCGCTTCCCAGTTATCCCGGACTCGGTTCGGGTCCTTGATGACCCCGGGGTGTTCGAGGACACCGCTGGGCTGTGCGCCATTCTTGAAGAACGCCGAGCCGTACTTGTCCACCGCAATGGAGGTGCCGAGGCTGTTCTTCATCATGGCGATCGGAGAAAAGCCGATCAAACCATTGAAACCTAGTCCCGGCACATGAAAGATCTCGTCCCGGCGAAAATAGATGTCCTTGTTCTGCTCTCCCGGAACTTCGTCCGTGTATGCGTGATAGATATAATAGAGTTCTCCGCTTTCATCCCGGTCCACCTCGACATTTTCCGGTAGCAACGGATACAGTCCCAGCACCGTGTTCTTGCCATCCCGGACGATCTGTGCATAGGCGTTGCCCCAAAGAAGCAGATGGGTCATCAGGGTCTCCCAGAACACAAAGGACGTCATTTCCGGGTTAGGCTGTCTGTACAGGATCTTGTACAGCGGATGATTCCTTGCCTTTTCCTTGTTGCCGTTCTCGTCCGTTATCCGGTACAAGTGCAGCGGCAATGCCGCAATGGACTCTGCCAGCAGTCGGACACAGGCGTACACGGTCGGGATCTGCATGGCGGCTTTCTCGTCCACCTGTTCCCCGGCATTGGAACGACCAAACACAAAGGTCTGCCCGGAATCGCGGACATTGTCCGTGACCTCTGGCAGACCTTCTTTCGGTGGTGATTCTGTTTTGGGGGAGTCCCTTGGTTTTTCAAAACCCAGCCATTCCCAGAATGTCATCAGGCGTTATCCTCCTTCTCCAGCTCCGGCAGACCAGCCAGACTGGTGCCGAGAGAGGCCACGCCCGCCACGATCGCTGCGCTGCCTACCGCCATCCAGTCCACCGTACCGCTGGGCATCTGTGTTACGACCAGTGCTGCGCCGGTCTGGAACATGGTCTTTGCGGCGCGGATACTTGCTGCGCGCCACCAGTCTGCACTCATCAGATACTTCATATTTTCTTATCCTCCATGATTTTGTATATCAAAAAACGATCATGTCACGTTCATCGTAGATGCTGCCCTGCTGCTGTCCTTCATTTCGGATGCAGCGGTCCAGTGCCATGATCGCAGCGACGATACCGTCAATTTTCTCCGGCGATTTTGCCTTGGTAGGCTTAATATTGCCGGCCGGATCAGTGTCCACGACCACATTGCCGGCCATCCATGCCATGATGGGGTTGCCGCCGTGAACGATACGTCCTTCCATCAGGAGCTTATAGAACTCCTTGGTGGGCGGGCTCATATCCTTAAACCCTTGTCCGAAAGGTACGACCGTGAATCCCATCCCCTCTAGGTTCTGGGTCATCTGTACCGCTCCCCATCGGTCAAAGGCGATTTCCCTAATGTGGTATGTGTTTCCAAGTTCCTCAATGATCTTCTCTATGAATCCGTAGTGGATGACATTTCCCTCGGTCGCCATCAGATACCCTTGCTGGTACCAGACATCGTATGGCACAGATGCCCTACGTACCCGCTGAGGGATGGTGTCCTCCGGGATCCAAAAGAACGGCAGAAGAATGTATTTCTCGTCAGGGGTTCTGGGCGGGAAGATCAGCACGAATGCCGTAATATCTCCGGTGCTGGACAAGTCCAGACCACCGTAACAGTCACGGCCTTTGAGGGCTTCCATATCGATTGGCTCGTTGCCGAGGTCATAGATGTGTTCCGGGATAAATCGGGTCAACGAGGACACCCACATATTCAGACGAAGCTGCTTGAACACATTCTCTTCTGCGGGATTATCCAGTGCCTCCTGAAACGCATCCCTGACACGCTCGATCTGGATGGTCTGTCCCAGTGAGGGGTTGGCTTTGTACCAGTTGGCTTCATTATGCCAGTCATCTTCATCGGTCAGTCCGTAGACCACCGGGTAGAAGGTGTGGTCGATCTTGCGGTCAGCCAACAGGTCAAGGGCTTTCATGTGCAGCTCATAGCAGATGCTCTCCTTGTCCGTGCCGGCCGTGGTGATCAGGAAGAACAGCGGCTGTTCACGGGCATCACCGGAACCTTTGGTCAGAACATCGTAGAGCTTGCGGTTGGGCTGGGCATGGACCTCATCCAGCACAAGCCCGGACACGTTCAAGCCATGCTTCGTACCGACTTCCGCTGAAAGCACCTGATAGAATCCGGCATTGCTGTAGTTCACGATACGCTTGGTTGCCGCCATGATCTTGCAGCGTTTCATAAGTGCCGGCGTCATCTGCACCATCTGGTTGGCAACGTCAAAGACGATGGATGCCTGCTGACGGTCGGCGGCTGCGCCATAGACTTCTGCGGAGGGCTCGTTATCGGCAAACAGCAGATACAGTGCCACCGCAGCGGCCAGCTCGGACTTGCCGTTTTTCTTGCCGATCTCGACATACGCTGTGCGGAACTGACGGTTGCCACGCTCGTCCACGATGCCAAACACATCCCGGATGATCTGTTCCTGCCACGGCAATAACCAGAACCGTTTGCCTGCCCACTTGCCTTTGGTGTGACGGAGGTTTTCTATAAAACGCACAGCCCGGTCAGCCTTTTCTGCATCGTAATGGGAGGTCGGCAGCATGAACCGGCTGGACTTGTAGTTCTTGAGCGTTGGGTAATTTTTAGAGCGTGTCTCTGCCATTATCCGTCACCTCCCAGCAGGCTTTCCATCTCATCGGCGGCATTCGCAGAACCGCTGTCCGATGCAATGATCCGGCTTCGGGAAGAAGGCGTCAGACCGAACTGTTCAGCAAACCGGTTCATGATCTTCAGATAAGTCTGTGCAATGGACACCTGCGGCACCTGCTGCCAGTACCCGGACGGTGTCTTAACGATGGAACCGTGCTGGGTGATGAATTCTTCCGCCTCCTTCCATCGTGCATATGCCTGACAATAGCCGGCGAAGGCCGCCATGTCCACTTCGGTCAGGATGCCAATGGCTTCCATCTGCTTGGCAAGCCGCCGCCATTCTTTTTTTGCTTCCGGCTCCAGCCACTTCGGACAGGCCGGTGCTTTCTTTGTGGGCTTCGGTTCGCTGGTGTTCAGCGGATGCTTGCCCGGATTGCCTTCCAGTTCCTTCATGGCGGTCGGCTTCGGTTTTCTGCCTCTGGTAGCCATGGGCTTTCCCTCCCTTCTTCAGAAATTGGGATAAGAAAAAGGACCTCCGAAGAAGTCCTTTGTATATCAAACACGTTGGATACGAGACACAGCCCCCTGCGGGGCGTGTGTCCTTTGTGAGTTATGCGTTGGGGTTGGCTTCCTTCCAGGCTTCATACTCGTCGGCAAGCTCGGCCTCCTCGATGACCTGCCAGATGCTGCAAAAGCGGATGCGCTGGTGGGTGATATCCTCGGCCGTCCAGCTTTCCGGCTTTCGGCTCATGTCGTGGTAGGCGTCCATCTCGGCCTTTGTCCGCTGGAAAAGGATGTCCTTGAGCCGCATGGTTTCGGCGTTGTTCCGCAGGATGTACCGCTTATCCTCGGCTGCCCGGCAAAGTCTGCCAAGGTCATCGCAGTTGATGCTCATGTCCTGCTTGAAGGCGATCTCGATGCTGGTCAGCTCTCGCTCGGTGGCGACCGCCTGGATGCGGGTCAGGTAGGTTTTGGCGTTCTTCATCATGGTCTGTATCCTCCGTGTGTTTGTTTTCCCTTTCGGTGTCTGTATATTACCGTCACTGGGGCAGTATATCAAGCGGCTATGATACACGATCATTCGCCCACGGTCTTGTCCGATATGTGTATATCCTGCGCACGGAAGATCTGCCGCAACGAGCAAAAGCCCCCCGCAGGGAGCCCCCGCCCATATTTCAGTGTGCGTTCCGGATGCACCATTCGATGGCGTGTCCGGCATCCGTGTACACCTCATCCGAAATCTTCAGCAGTTCCAGCCGGCACTCGATTGATGAAAGTCCTTCCTTGGGGTCCTCAGCGAATCCGTAAACCGCAGCCTCTACGCCGCCCTTCCAGTTTGTTTTGGCAACCAGAACCCGGTCGCCAAACTGCAGGATGCTGTCGTAGCAGGGACTGAGCAGGTCGTAGTAGCTCTCGATGCTGATGCTGTGTTCCGGGAAGTTGTTCAGATGCTTCTTCATGGTGAAATCCTCCGTGTTTTTCATTCCGTAGGGTCTTCCCCTTTCGGTATGCACATATTACCGTCATGCGGGGAGGATAGCAAGCGGCTATGCTGCACGATCATCTGCCCGGAATACCGGGCAGAATGTACATCATTCTCCGTCCTCGGCATCCTGTTCAATGAACTCCCGGATTACTTCATAAAAGAGCTGGGGGTCATAGTCCAACGGCTCCCGGCCATGAGAAAAATCAATTTCTATCTGGTCCTTGACCATCTCCTTGGCAGTCTCCAGCGTGAAGTCGGCCTTATCCTCGTCATTCATATTGTTGTAGATGTCCACGATAAGGTCCATGACTTTTTCGTCGTTCATACTCATTCCTCCGTTGCCCCACCACCCCGCCACACAGCCCCTGTGTGGCGCTTGTGCGGTTTGGTTGGGGAGTTTGTCGGCCTGTGCCTGCGCCCCCTTTGTGGGGGCTGTGTCGGGCTTACTTCTCCGCCTTGCCCAGAAGGTAGGCTTCCTCCATGGCTTTCTGGATGCCCCAGACGGGAACCTCGATGAAATCCTCGCTGTCGCAGCCGCGCGCTTCAAGGTCGCCTCGGTTTTCCACCTCCACCATCAGGCGCTTTGCGATGTCCAGCAGGGCTTTCTGCTGCTTCCTGGTCAGGGTCTGCTTTTTCATGTCTATGTACCTCGCTTTCGTTTTTGTGACTGTATATTACCGTCACGTCCCGCAGATAGCAAGGCCGCAGATTACACGATCATTCACGCCAGGATCGGTGTATATTTGAGAGCCCTAGCACAGGAAAAGGGGCCGCCCTTTCAGGCAAGCCCCCCCGCAGTTTTCTGCTCAGTAGTCTTCTTCCTCATCGTAGTCGTCTTCGCAGTCGTCGTAGTCCTCTTCCTCATCGCAGCTGTCGTCCCAGTCTTCCGCCATATCGCGGTAATCCCACATATCCTTGGTGGGCTGGCTGCGAAGGTCGGGGTTCTGCTTGATGTAGTCGGCAACCGCACCCTCAAGGGTATCCAGAACCTTTTCGTAGGCATCCTCGCTGAAGATCTCCCAAAGGGCTACGGTCAGGCTGCTGATTTCTGCGTTGCCCTTGGCGATCAGGAACCGGGCCGCGGGGTTGCAGGTTTCTTTGCCGTAGCCCTGGTTGACCATGTCGCCGTCGTTGAAGAATCGGTACCCGATCCGTGCGGTAGCTCTGACCAGTTCTCCGGCGAGGCTATCCGCCTTGCCGCTCGTGGGAACCAGTTCCTCGAAAAGCTTATTGATGCGGTTTTCATTCTTCGTCATTTTTGTATCCTCCAGCGTGTTTTTTGTGTTTTCCGTGGGGTTTTCCCTTTCGGTATGCACATATTACCGTCACTTTCGCACACTATCAAGCGGCTATGATACACGATCATTCGCCCCTAGATTTGTGTACATTCGGGCGGTATGACATTGGATGGACACGAGCAAAGGGCCGGTTTCCCAGCCCCTTGCCCCTATCCATCCGGTTTATTTGCGGATTTCGAGGTAGCTTATATTGCCCCAGCAATCGGTGGTCTTGAACCGCACCTTCTGTTCGGTTTCCCGGTCGAGGGCTACCTTCCTCAGAAGTTTCATCTTCTGGATGCGCCGCAGAAGGTCTGCTGCGTTCTTGGCATCTTCAATGGCGTCTTGGATCTCGACCACCGAGCAGTCGGTACCGTACCAAAGGTTGCTGAGTGCCTCCGGAATGCCGTTGGCAGTGAAAAGTCGGATGTTCGTATAGGTCATGGTGTTTATCTCCCTTCGTTTTTGTGACTGTATATTACCGTCACTCAGGGCTGATAGCAAGCGGCTAATGTACACGATCATCTGGCTCTTCACTCCGGAAAATGTGTCACTTTATGCCGCCGTGGTATTCCTCGATATACTGCCTTCCGTCCGGTTCGGTGACCACCGCAGGGTAGCGCACACGGCTGCCGTGCCGGGTCAGGAGCTCGGCGGCAAGGTCTGCCAGTTCTCCGAGAATCTCCATGTTCCACTCGAGGCGGTCATCCTCCGCCATGACCTTGCAGAATTCATACGCAGCGTTGTAGATTTCATCGTTGCGGGCACTCTGGGCATCCGAAAGCTCCAGTTCCTCATCCGTATCCGTCGCCGTGGGTTTCGGGCACTCTGCCCAGCGCCCTTCGTAGGTCTCGCCGGCCTCACAGCCGTCGGCGTCGTATTCGTTGACCCGAACCCACCGGTTCGACTGGAACACACGCTCCGTGATGCCGTTTTTCCGGATGCTGAGCATCACCTTCTCCCCATTTTCATTGACACCCCACAGGGCATCCGGGTAATCCCCGAACTCCTGAATCATCTGACGGCGAGTGGCAAGGTCGCCAAAATTGGCGGCCAATACATTGAGCCGGATTGTGTCCAGCTTCTTGTCCAGTTCCATTTTCATGTTCGTTCTCCCCTTTCAGAATTCCAAGGTCTCCAGAACCTCGTCCGTGCCGGTCTCCCAGTCGTGGCGGGTCAGGCGGATGCGGCTGTACAGCTCGGCGCTGTCCGGCTCATCGAAAAGTCGGAAGCATTCTCTGGCAAACCCCTCGTCGGTGTACTGCTGAGTCTCGTCGGGCTGGCCGTCCAGCCGGGTGAAGGTGATTTCGTAGGTGTAGCGTTCCATGTTTTTTCCTTCCTTTCCGTTTCGGTATGTGCATATTACCGTCGTTTCGGCATAATAGCAAGGCCATAAAACGTCATATTATCGACGATCATCTGCTCATATCTTTGGTGGATCTATATCGATAAATGGCCTTGATAAATATGTGTTTTAGAGCGAATATACAGACACCGAAAGGAAAACACACACGGAAAACGGAGGCAACCACCATGAAAAAGACCATCAGCGAGATCGAAAGCATCATCGAGGACCGCATTGCAGAGCTTGAAGAAGAATACGAGCTGGACATTTTCGACCGCAACGACATCCGGGAAGAAGAATACCGCAAGGGCGGTTGGAAACACGACCCTTTCCCCGAAGAACTGGAGGAGGAAGAGGACGAAGAAGAAGAATGGCATTACATGAGCCTTGAGCAGCAACTCTACGAAGTCGGCATGAGCATGCGGGATTTCCTTTAAGGGAATCCGCCAAGGAACCCCCAGCAAGGCTGGGGCTGTTCCTCGTTGTCCCCGTTTTCCGTTGACCATATACACAGTTCTGCCGCCTAAAGATCGTGGAAGATCCTGCTCTTTCCCGGCTTGCTATTCTTGCAAACCAGAGCTAATATACAGTAAACTGGGAAAGGGTTCTCGATGATCCGAAGCCCCCACCAGCCACAAGCCAACCCCTCCTGCCTAGGCAGAAGGGGTCGTTTTCTTTATTCGGGCTGTGTGCCGTCGCTGGTTTGGATGGCCGCGAGTCCCGATGCGGTGCGAACGAAGAGTTCCGGATTCCAGAACCGTTTTCTGAACTTGTCCATGAGTTCCGGCGGCAAGTCTGTGAAGTTTTCCTCGCCCAACCCACAGAGGAAGAAGCCGCCTCGGATCGGCTGTTTCAGTTCCCGGATATACCGGCTGAACAGTTTGTCCGTAAACAGTCCGTTGTCGTCCGTGACCAGAGCGACCGGTTCCGGCCACGGGTAGGTTGCCGTGATGCAGTCGCAGTCCAGCACCTTATAGTACTCTTCCAGCGTGGGCTGGATATCGATCTCCTTCGGATGTTCCATCGGCTCGATCAAAAGCACCTTCATTCGACCCACCCCGCTTTCACGATCGACCAGTCAGTCAGCGGTGTTGCTTGCCCAAGAAAGTCTTCCATCGCCTCTATCGTTCCGCAGGCGTTGCACACCATGATCTCTGCGTAGCGGCTGAGGGCTTGCTGCTGGTGGTCGTAACAGTCCGGCTCAGCGCCGCACCGTGGGCAACGTGGGCCCGCGTGTCGCGTCTTACCGAGGTGGTCGAGCGATTTCTTTACCTCGACCTCGGACGCCACACGGTGGCAACTGTCCGCGCCGTAGGCAACGTTCAGGCTGCCGCCCGTATCCCACGAAACCATCACGTTGCCTGCATCGTCCACGCCCCGGCAGGTCCCCTGCGTACCCAAGGCCGGTGCCTGAGCATCGTCCATTCGGTCCAGCACCACACGGCAGCCGACCGGGAACTGTGTCCACAGGTATTCCACGGTCTTTCTATCCAGAAATCTCATCCCTGCACCTCCTTGATCATATTCTCCGCGAGTTTCTTGTTGCTGGTACACTTCTTCAGTGCACCTTCCAGAATGTGCATCGGGAAATGAAATGCCTTATAGCCATCGTGAAGGACCCGATAGTAGTACCGGCTCGGCATCCGCTCGCCGTAGGTGTCTTCCATGATGTAGACCATTGCAGTGACGGTCATGGGCTCTGCATCTTTGCTCACCACCTCGACCGTCATGTTTTCCTTGCGATAGAAGTTCGGATAACCTTCGTAGATGTCGAGGTTCTTCTCATCGCCAGCGGAGATCTCCCACACCAGAACCGGCGTGTTCTTTCCCTTGTTCGGCAGGATGGTCGCACAGCCGTGGAAGGCCAGCTCCCAGTCTTCCAGAACAGCCTGACCCACAATGCGGGCATCCGGGCACCGCTGTGCCATCTGCTCCACCGATAGGTTGCTGCCGTATGCGATGTAATACTTCTTTTCGTTCATAGTTGCTTGCTCCTTTCGTTTCCGCTGTTGTCTGGCGGTATGCTATATATGCCTCTGTTTTGCCCGAATAGCAAGGCCAATGTGCATCATATCCTGCACAATGATTTCCTCACAGGATCGTCAAAATTGTACTCAGTCGATTTCTTTGAGGAACTCCACCGCTGCCGCCTTTCCGATGCTGGAAGACAGCCCGCTGTGCAATGTATCTGTCGGGAATCCCCACCCCGTATACCCGTCTGCCAGCAGGTCGAAGTACTCATGGCTGGGGCAGCCGAGCTGCCGTTCTTCGTGCAGGATGTATGCCATGCAGGTTTTCAGCTTCTTCATCCGATGCCCATCCAGATTCCAGACGGGAAGCTGGAACTGCTTCTTGTAATAGTACCGAGGGCAGCCTTCGTACCGGTCCAGCAGCAGTTCATCAAACTCGGAAAGCAACCAGACCACAGCCGGAACGCTTTCATTGGCGTCCTGCTCGATGGTGGCGTAGCAGCCGGTCTTACTTTTCTTGAACAGGAGTCGGTATCCGTAGATCTCGGTAACACCGACCGGCACCGCATAGGGGCATCTGTGTTCCATCCGTTCCATGTCAAGGTTGCTGCCGTATGCAAGATAGTACCGGGACGGCTTTCTGCTGATTCCGCCCTTGTCGAACCGGAAGCGATCAATCACCGACCTCACCGCCTTCCGCTGCGGAAAAGTCCACGCCGTCAAAGTCCTCGGCTTCCAGAACGATCTGTCCGTTGTGCCACCAGTCGCTGACCGCCTGGACGGCCTCATCCATCGTGGGTTCCTTGATCTCAGATTCGTTGACTTCGACCACCCGTTTGAGTGTCTCGGTGATGACCACCCGGAACGTTCTGCCGGGTGCGGTTTCTCTGGTTTCATTTTTCATGGCGTATCGCCCTCCTTCTACCGCCTAAAGGGCGGTTGCCCGCCCGATAGGTGCCCGTGCAAGTCGGCGCTTATGCGTTGCGCCAGCTTGCGTTGCCCTCCATATTCCGCAGAAGGATCTCCCGTGCTGTTTTGAACTCGTCCCCGATGAAGCCCAGCCGAAGCATCCAGCACCGCATTGCGTATTTCTCGTTGTCGGTCTGCTGGGGCTTGGGGCTTGCGGTCTTCACCATCTTGGCAAGCTGGCTCATTGCGAGGCAAAGCTGGATGTAGGCTTTCAGCTCACCGGCGTGAAGTCCGTTCTGCTTGCCATCGCTGGGGTCGGCAAACTGGAAAAGCCGGAATTCAATCGTGCCCTTGGTGAAGGTGGCGTGGAGGTTCAGCATATGGTATCGGCTTTCATTGTAGTGTGCCGTTCTGCCGTAGTTTGCGTGGTTGCCGGCGTACCAGATGTCGGCAAGCTCAGTCATGGTCGTCGGCTTTCTCTTGTTCAGCTGGTCAAGGAATCGGGGGTCGACCACTCGGCAATACTGTCCGGTTCTGCCTGCATCGATGCGAATCGCTCTGCCGATCTGTTCTTCGTGGGCAGCCATGATGTTGACCAGATTCCGCAGGGTCTTGGGGGTGTGGTTGCCCTTGCCGATGTGGATGTGAACGCCGCATCCCCGGCTGGGGCTGGACTTTGCGCCAGCCTTGCGGAGCAGTCGGATGATCGCCTGCAAG